CTGTGGCACTCAATGGGATATCACTTGATGAAAACCTCGCAGGGACAGACCCTAACCCTACAGCAGAAGGGGCATACTCTATTGCTACGCTTACATGGGTACTTGCTTATGAGACTGGTAATGGTCGTAAGACTGAAGCCATAAAGACAACCCTATCAAGGTTACTCTCTACAGAGTATCAAGAGAAGGCATCTAAACTTGGTTATGTACCACTGAGAGGTGACATCCTTGAGAAGTCTCGTGCTGCTGTAGAGCGAATATCAAAGTAGCATATATAATAAACAACAGAAGAGACCTGAGGGTCTCTTTTTATTTGGAGATTATAATGAATGTTTATTTGAATCTGAAATCAAACAACTATAATGGTGATAGTGACCTCTTGACACTTGACGTACCTTCGGGTTATACTGAAGAACTGCTACGATATGTCCGTCCTATTGCAGAGGAAAAGAATGTCCATGAATCAAGGATTCTAAAGGACATTATTAAAGAGTCCATTAACGAAATACAACGGAGAGATTATGAGCGTAAGAATCGTAAGAATGCGAAACGGTGAGGATGTAATTGCTGATCTCTATGAGGTGACAACTAAGGAAGAACCTGAGAAACCCATAGCATTTCAATTACGTAACCCTTATAATGTTTATGTCATGGAAGAAGGTCTTGAGGATGATGATATCCAAAAGGTCAGTGATCCAGAGATAAGTTTTAGACCTTGGGCACCTCTCTCATTAAAGGATACAATCATGTTGAAACTTGATGAGGTTGTGACAGCATATGAAACTTATGAAGAAATTATCAAAAAGTATAACGAACTAGTAGGAGCAACTAATGGAAGAGGAAATAGTACAGACACCGCAGGAAGCACCATTGGAACCGATGGAGGATTCAATGCTTCAGCAGCAGATCAAGATAATCCTGTTGAAGCAACGACCTGAGTATCTGGTTGGAGCAGTTACAGAACTTGATGAGGAACCTAGTATCCTTATGGAAGGATGTTATGAGGTCACTGATGAGGGACTCACACCATTTCCAAAGCACAGTGCTCAACGTGACATGTTCTTGACATCTGACGTTGTTTTGAGTATACTGGATCCAAGTCCCGAAGTAGCTAAGCTCTACAACGATATTAAATGAGTCAGTTCTATACGAACATCCAGTTAGCAGGGGACACTATCCTGTATAGAGGGTATGAGGATGGTAAACCTGTCCAGTTTCGTGGACAGTTTTCACCTACGTTATATGTTCCATCTAATAAGGAAGAGGAATTCCATACATTAGATGGTAGACCTGTAAAACCTATAGAGTTCATGACGGCAAGGAGTGCCAGAGAATTCATTAAACAGTATGATGGTGTAGAAGGATTTGAAGTTTTTGGTTATGAGCGTTTTGTATATCAGTATATAAGACGTGAGTTTCCTGGTGAGATAGATTATAATATCAATCAGATGAAGATCTTTGCATTGGACATTGAGGTTCAGTGTGATAATGGATTCCCTTCTGTAGAAGAAGCAGCAGAAGAGATGCTATCTATTACAGTTAAGGATCTTGTAACTAAAAAGTTTTTTGTTTGGGCAGTAAGAGAGTTTGATGTACCTGATGGTATAGAAGCAAATATTTTTTGGAGTGAGAAAGAAATGCTTTGTCATTTCTTGGAGTGGTGGACATTAAATACACCAGATATATTGACAGGATGGAATGTTAATTTGTATGATGTACCTTACATTGCCCGTCGTGTAAACAGAGTTCTTGGTAGTAAGTGGATGAGATCACTGTCACCTTGGAACAGAGCAAATGAGAGGGAAGTATATGTCCAAGGACGTAAAAATTATGCTTATGATCTTAGTGGGATCAACATTCTCGACTATCTTGATCTTTACCGTAAGTTTACTTATAGTAACCAAGAGTCATATAGACTCGATCATATCGCCTTTGTTGAGTTGGGTCAACGGAAGTTAGATCACAGTGAGTATGAGAATTTTAAAGATTTCTATACAAGAGATTGGCAGAAGTTTATTGAGTACAACATCCAAGACGTTGAGTTGATTGACAGACTGGAAGATAAGATGAAGTTGTTAGAACTTGCTATCACCATGTCTTATGATGCTAAGGCAAACTTTGAAGATGTGTATAGTCAAGTACGTATGTGGGATACGATGATATATAACTATCTTACAGATCGTAGTGTTGTTGTACCCGCTAAGAAAGGAGCAAAGAAGGATGAGAAATATGCAGGGGCTTATGTTAAAGAACCTATACCAGGAAAATATGATTGGGTTGTCAGTTTTGACCTTAACAGTCTGTATCCTCACCTCATCATGCAGTACAACATCAGTCCCGAAACCTTACTTGGAACAAGACACCCCAGTGCCACAGTTGATGGACTGCTCAACCGAACCGTTAGGATCGATGGAGATTCTGCAGTGTGTGCCAATGGAGCACAATACCGCAAGGACATAAGGGGATTCTTACCTGAAATGATGGAGAAGATTTACAATGAGCGAACGATTTATAAAAAGAAAATGCTTCAAGCGAAGAGGGATTATGAAGTTAACCCGACTCCGAAACTACAAAGAGATATTAGTAAATTCAATAACATCCAAATGGCTCGAAAGATCCAGCTTAACTCAGCTTATGGTGCCATTGGAAATCAGTACTTTAGATATTACAACTTATCTAACGCTGAGGCGATTACTCTATCGGGTCAAGTTAGCATCCGATGGATAGAAAATAAAATGAATCAGTATCTGAATAAGATACTTAAAACTGAGGAGGAAGATTATGTTATTGCTAGTGATACTGATAGTATCTACCTCAACTTGGGTCCTCTGGTTGAGACTGTATACAAGGGGAGAGAGAAAACTGATAAGGGCGTTGTGTCGTTCCTTAATAAGGTCTGTGATCTGGAATTTGAAAAGTATATTGAGAGTTCTTACCAAGAATTGGCCACCTATGTCAACGCTTATGACCAAAAAATGATAATGAAGAGGGAGAACATTGCCAACAAAGGTATATGGACTGCCAAGAAACGTTACATCCTTAATGTATGGGACAGTGAGGGTGTTAGGTATGAGAAACCTAAACTAAAGATCATGGGATTGGAGGCAGTTAAATCTTCTACTCCAAGTGCATGTAGAAATAAGATTAAGGAATGTCTGAATGTTATTATGAATGAGGATGAAGCATCAGCACAGAGATTCATCAAAGATTTTAGAGATAATTTCTCAGAGTTACCTGTTGAAGACATATCATTTCCCAGAGGATGTAATGGGATAAATAAGTGGGCGAATCCATCTGCTATCTACAGTAAAAGTACACCCATACATGTGCGTGGTGCCTTGCTGTATAACCATTACAACAAGAAGAACAAACTAACGCACAAGTATCCTCTTATACAAGATGGAGAAAAGATTAAGTTTGTGTATTTAAAGACCCCAAATAAAATAGGTGAGAACGTGATCAGTTATTTGAATACGTTCCCTCGTGAACTTGGGCTTGACAAATCAGTAGACTATGACCTACAATTTGAGAAGAGTTTCTTAGATCCTATAAAGGTCATATTAGATAAGATTGGATGGAAGTCAGAAAAAGTTGCTAACCTTGAATTTTTATTTGGATGACCACTTACATAGTCGAATACAAGAAAGCTTTTGGTGCTGGTGCTATGCCAGAGGAGAAAGAATTCTTTGATATCCTCGAAGCAGAATGGTTTGAAAGAGCCATGAAGCGAACCAATTACATTACTAAATTATATAAGAAGTCACCATGAGTTTCTTAAAAGACATCGTTAAGGAGATTGATAATGAATATGCTAGCTTGGTCTCAGATGGAGTGGCAGCTGGTGATACAAGCGGCTTTATCGACACTGGTAGCTATATTTTTAATGCTCTTGTATCTGGGTCAATATTCGGGGGAATCCCAGGAAATAAAATCACTGCTCTCGCTGGAGAGTCAAGTACTGGCAAGACTTATTTTTGTCTTGGCGTTGTCCAGCATTTCCTTGAGTCTAATCCCGATGCTGGTGTCATATATTTTGAATCAGAATCTGCTATAAGTAAGCAGATGATTGAGTCTAGAAATATAGATGCCAATCGTATGATGATTGTACCAATTACAACGGTGCAAGAGTTTAGAACACAATCGATAAGAATCTTAGATAAATACCTGAGTCAGGATCCAAAGTCACGTAAACCGTTGATGTTTGTTCTTGATTCTCTTGGCATGTTATCTACTACTAAAGAGGTAGAAGATGCTGAGGCAGGTAAAGAGACACGTGACATGACTCGTGCTCAAATAGTTAAGTCAATATTTAGAGTCCTTACTCTTAAATTGGGTAAGGCAAATGTCCCTCTATTAGTTACAAATCATACCTACGATGTGGTCGGCAGTTATATCCCAACTAAAGAAATGGGAGGCGGTAGTGGCCTCAAATATGCCGCGAGTACAATCATCTATCTTAGCAAAAAAAAGGAAAAGGATTCGCAAGAAGTTGTTGGAAACATTATCAAAGCTAAGAGTGCTAAATCGAGACTCGCAAAAGAAAACTCCCAAGTAGAAACGAGGTTATTCTATGACGAACGTGGCCTGGACTCCTATTACGGATTACTTGAACTGGGTGAAAAGTACGAAGTATTTAAGAAGGCAGGGAATCGCTATGAAATGGGGGAGAAGAAGGTTTATCCGAAGGCAATTTTGGAAACTCCTGAACAGTATTTCACCCCAGAAATAATGCAAGCACTTGATGAGTGTGCAAAGAAGGAGTTCAGTTATGGCAACTGAACTCAAAGACTATATTAAATGTTACGATGGATTATTTGATCAAAGTTTTTGCAATGAAACTATTGAAGCATTTAATTCATCAGAGTTCACCTATACTGATAGAGAACAGAGACCATCTTTTAATGAGTTGAATGTCTCTCAGAGATATCTTGCTAAGGATCCTAAATGGACTCCAGTACAAAAGAAATTAACCAATGTCCTGATGGATGCTGTAGATCTTTATATGAAAGATTGCGGTGTTGCTCAGGACTTTCCTGTTGAGTATGCATTTGAAGAGCATCGTATTAAGATGTATCAAAATAATGAATACGATCAGTTCAGAGATCATGTTGATGTACAGGACTACAATTCAGCACGTAGATTCTTAGTCTTATTTGTTTACTTAAATAGTGTTGTGACAGGAGGTGAAACTAATTTTCCCAGATTAGATTATGCAGTTCAGCCAAAGTGTGGTAGAATACTTGTATTCCCTGCCACATGGCAGTACAGACATGCAGGTCTTAAACCTCAGTCTGATAAAAAATACATTGTTGGATCTTATCTACACTACCTATGACCTTAGAAGTCACAATCCTTAGTAATTTGATCTATAATGAGGAGTACACACGTAAAGTGTTACCATTCCTCAAGCAGGAATATTTTACTGTTAGATCATATAAGGTAATCTTTCTTGAAATACATGAGTATATAAGCAATTATAATACGTTACCATGTCTTAATGCATTAGGCATTGAGTGTCAGGAAAGAACAGATTTATCTGAAGAACAATTTAAAGAAATTACGGAGGTTCTTGGTGGTTTATCCGAGGAAAAAAGCGACCTGGATTGGCTTGTTGATACAACGGAAAAGTGGTGTCAAGAGAGAGCAATCTATCTCTCGCTCATGGAGAGTGTTAAGATTGCTGATGGCCAAGACACAAAGAGGGATAAGGGGGCTATTCCACAAATACTAAGTGATGCATTAGGTGTATCCTTTGACCAACATGTAGGTCATGATTACTTACAAAACTACGAAGACAGATTCGATTTCTACCATAGACGTGAGGACAAAATTCCTTTCGACTTGGAATTCTTCAACAAGATTACAAAGGGTGGTCTTCCTAACAAGACTCTCAACGTTGCTCTTGCAGGTACTGGCGTGGGTAAGTCTCTCTTTATGTGCCACGTTGCTGCTAGTGTCTTATTACAAGGTAAAAATGTTCTTTACATTACCCTTGAGATGGCAGAAGAAAAGATTGCTGAAAGAATAGATGCTAATCTTTTGAATGTACCTATTCAGAAGTTACCTGATCTACCTAAGGCAATGTATGAAAGTAAGATTAATAAACTTATTAAGAAAACAAAGGGTAAGTTAATCATTAAAGAGTATCCTACTGCATCTGCTCATGTTGGACACTTTAAAGCATTGATTCAAGAACTTGCCTTGAAAAGAAGCATCAAACCTGATATAATATTTGTAGACTACTTAAATATTTGTGCCTCCCAAAGGTACAAAGGATCTATTGTAAATTCTTACACTTATGTTAAGGCGATTGCTGAAGAACTTAGGGGGTTGGCTGTCGAATCTAATGTACCAATCGTCAGTGCTACTCAAACTACTCGTGCTGGTTTCGGGTCTACTGATGTTGACCTTACTGACACGTCAGAGTCTTTCGGACTCCCTGCTACTGCTGACCTTATGTTCGCTCTCATATCTAGCGAGGAGTTGGAAGAGATGAATCAAATAATGGTCAAGCAGTTGAAGAATAGATATAATGATCCTACAATGAATAAAAGATTTGCTGTAGGTATTGACAGATCCAAAATGCGGCTGTATGATATCCAAGATGCTCAAACTGGTCTGGTTGATTCTGGAAAAGAAGTTGAGATTGTTAAAAAAGTCGCAGGTAAAAAATCCTTTGCTGAATTAAAATATGATTGATTTTAAACATTATGAAGAGTTCGTAGATGCCGTCACATCCGATTGTTCTAAAGATTTTGTCAGTCTTGCTGACCGTCTGGGTGAACTTGACCGAGAAGGTGCCAATATTGAACGTCTTACCACTGCTGGCGTTGGGCTTGCTGCTGAGTCTGGTGAGTTTTTGGAAATTGTTAAGAAGATGGTGTTCCAAGGTAAACCTTGGACTGACGACAATCGAGAGCATCTTGTTATTGAGTTGGGTGACGTTATGTGGTATGTGGCACAAGCTTGTATGGCTCTGGACATATCTTTTGACGACGTTATCCGAGGTAACATTAAAAAATTAGAGAAACGTTATCCAGGTGGTAGTTTTACCATAGGACACTCTGAAAATAGAAAAGCAGGAGACCGTTAATGCACCTTATATTACCAATCATTTGTATTGCTCTAATTACTCTTGTGATAGTTTATTCTATCATTCAAAAATATAACCCCCATTAAACTATGCCTTTAAGTGAACAAGTAGAAACATCTTTAAGAGATGCACAAGAAGATTTACGTAACGCATTATCATTTGCAGCACGTACTGAGAAACCATACATATCAAAACACATCGCAGACATGATGTCTAATATTGATAACATCATAGATATTGTTCCTATATTGGAGAAAGTTGAAGATGGATTTACCGATTTCAGATAAGGAGTTTGATACTATTGTTACTCAACTATGGAAGAGTAGAAAGTCAGAACCAATAGTTAATGAACTATATGAAAAACTGAAACTTATTCAAGAATCTAAAGATGAGTAAAATGGATACACAGGGGATGAGTCCCGAACTCACCCCAGAAGAAAGAGAAGCATGGGAAAAGTCTGGTAAGAAACAGCAACATAAACCTGCTACTATTATACCTCGCAGGTTATTTACTGAGACTTATGCCAAGGAAATGAAAATACTTATCAATGAAGTATTAGATGAACGTGAACATAAGAAGAAGTTGAAAGGTCCATATGATTTGTATGAAGACTTGGATGATTTAAAACCATCCTATTTTGATACGGAACATTTCAAGTATCTTGTTGGTGAGGAGGAACCTCCATATAACGGAAGATAAATACTATTGGAGACCTGCGTGGACTAATGGCATTTACCGCACAAACAGAAGACAAAGAATCTTTACAGGCATTAGCTTTTGCATTGAGACAAGAGAAGGGAAGCGAAATTGAGTATGCAGAAGTTGAATCAGCAATGCAAGATTACATGGCAGTTGATGCTAAAGTTAGAGACTGTTGTGGTATAGAGGAAGCGAAATTATATCCTCGGTTTAGAATCTGGGTCACTGATGGTAAACCAGGTGACGTTGAGGGTTGGATAAACTCTTCTGTATGGATAGCAAATGCTGTAATTAAGAGTGCATATATTAGAGGTACTGATTATATTTTTTACAATACTATAGGTGATCAAAAATTTAGAGGTGCCTATAGAGAGATTGCTAAACATATTGCTAAGAATGCTAAGGATAGTAGAGTAAGAACAGTATATGGACAGATGTCTAAGGGTACAGGAGATAAATGGAACCCTGCTGATGTTATAGCAATAAAGAAATCAAAGGCTGCACAGTTTATTAGAGTGATGGAGTCTTATAAAAATTTAAGACCAGATCTAAGTGAGTTTAAAGAGGCAAAGAAATTAGATGAGATGAATAAGGATTTGAAAAAGGGAGTTGGTAGTTCTAAGAAACAGTTAGAGGTGGTTGAAGATATGCAGATGTTATATTGGTATAATCAATGGGTTGATAAAAAGTATAAGAGTAGAGAATGTGTTCCTATTTCATTGAAAAAAGTTTCAGCAACTGCAAAGGTATTATTAAAAGTTAAGACACCATTGGTTGCAATGAAATCCTTTGATCATAAGGAGGCTAGGGGTGTAAAGAATGCTATTAAGTTAGATGTTGAGATAGATAAGGTTGAGTTTTCACCTAGGAATGCTAAGTGTATTGTTAACTTTAAATTATCTGGTGTCAAGGGACATAAGATGGACATAAGGGGATTCCAATCTGCTATTAATAATGATGTACAGATGCAACTTCAGAAAGGAAGTGCTGCTAATCATGGTAAAGCAACGTTGAGTATCTTTGGACTCATTACAAAGTTATCTGGAGGAAGGATGGCTCTGAGTAAACAGAGAGCTGAACTGAGGAAGTTATTTAAAGGGAAGAGAATACCTACAGGTAGGGATCATCAGTTTACTAATTATTCAATCTTCCAAGATTATGCAGAGCAGCAACGTGGTGATTTTAATAAGAGTAATTGGAAAGAAGATCTACCTCACTGGGCAAAATATCTTAACTTCTTATCTGGTAAGAAGCATAAGGTTAAGGATGTTCTAGCTAAATGTAATGCATTATATGATCAGAAACCTGTTAGTGCTGCAAAATGGTTAAAGAATAAGGTACAATCATATGAAGTTGGTCAGGTTGTTGACATGGCACAACCTCAAATTAAAGATATGATAAAGACAAATATTATGAAGAGTATATACTCTCAAGCAGCATCACAAGGGTTTAGAATATTTGGTGAGAATAAGATCACAGATTATATGACAGCTAGTAGTTACCTTAAGGTAGGCGGTTAACAAACTGTCCTATGGATGCGTACATGAACGGTCAATCCTGCTATAATACAGATATAGACAGGGATTCCATGCCAAACAAGCACTTAGAACATCCAGAAGATTCAATTCTCTTTGGTCGTCGTAATGCTTTACGTACAGTTAGGGATTTGATTAAGAGTAATAGACTATCTGTTAAGTGGGACGGTGCTCCTGCGATTGTGTTTGGTATAAATCCTGATAACGGTCAGTTTTTTGTTGGTACTAAATCAGTATTCAATAAGAGAAGACCAAAGATAAATTATTCTCCTGAAGACATTGATAAAAATCATAAAGGTGTTGTGGCTGATATTCTTAGGCTTTGCTTTCGCCATCTTCCTCGGTATCATCGGATTATCCAGTGTGACTGGATTGGGGTTGGGGGAGGTGCTGTTTATCAGCCTAATACTATTTCCTATCGTTTTTCTTCTCCAGTTTATTCTAAGATTATAGTAGCACCACACACGGAATATACAGAGGTTAGTCCTACTGCAGAGGCAAAGATAGGTGTGACCTTAGATTCTTCTGATGAATGTTTCATGGTAGATACTAATAATGCTGAGGTTATTCCACCTTTATCATGGAATAATTTCTTGAGGATTCTTCCAACAGTTATATTATCTAAGACACCAAAGTCCCGCACCGAGATACAGAAACATATCAATTCTTTTATTAGGAAGGGAGAAGTTCCGCATGCACAGGAATTATACTCACAGTTAGATGCTAAATATAAGTACGAAGTTAATGTCCACACCTTTAAGGCATGGCATTTAATCTCACAATTGAAACATCGTCTACTCGATGCGATTGTTGTTAATGGGGATGTTGAATGTTACATCGATGGAGAACCCACCAATCATGAGGGGTTTGTGACCGTTTCTGATAACCCATACAAGATCGTAGACAGACTGACCTTTAGTAAAGCAAACTTCAACTTAGATAAAAATTGGACGCATGAAAAAGTTTAGCTCTTTCCTAAACGAGGCACAAAGATCTTTTGCTTCGCAAGAAGCAGAGAAATTACAGTTGACCCATGTAGGTTATGGTAAGTATGCCGATGTAAGAGGCAACGTAACCCATATGAGTAAGCAAGGTAAACTTGTTAAACTCGCACCTCAAGAACAGGGAGGACAGAAGCAAGGTGGACAAGAAGAAGAGGGAGGTAGCAAGAATAAGGTCGATCAAGGTGAGATATCTATTACTTTCGGAAGATTTAATCCACCTACTGTTGGACATGAAGCTCTAATTAAAAAGGTAGCAGCACAGAAGGGAGACTATAGAATATATCCTAGTAGATCAGAAGATGCGAAGAAGAATCCATTAGATGTTGGCACTAAGATCAAGTTTATGAAGCAAGCATATCCTGATCACAGTGATAACATCATTAATAATGATGAGATGAGAACTATATTTGATGTACTTACCACTGTAAATGGTGAAGGGTACAGTACCGTTAATATTGTAGTTGGTGGAGATAGAGTTAGTGAATTTAATTCTCTTGCTACTAAGTACAACGGTGATTTATATGATTTTAAGAAGATTAATGTAGTATCTGCTGGTGATAGAGACCCTGATGCTGAGGGTGTTGAAGGTATGTCAGCATCTAAGTTACGTAAGGCAGCAGCACAAGATGACTATGAAACATTTAAGTCTGGTTGTCCTAAACCATTAGGTAAGAAAGGATGTCAAGATTTATTTAAAGCAGTACAATCTGCTATGAAGGTAGAAGTTAAAGAGGATTTTGCTGAAGCATCTTATCTTCTTTATGAGATTGCACCTAAGTTAGATCCTCAAGGTTTGCGTGAAGCATATTTTGAAAAGGATCTTCATCCTGTGGGATCTTATGTAGAGAATATTAATACAGGTGTTGTTGGTAAGGTTGTTAGTCGTGGTGCTAATTATGTAATATATGTTGATGAAGAAGAGAATGTATTCCGTTCTTGGTTAAAGGATTTAACAGAGACTGATTATACTAAACCATCTAATCGTGAATTTGGTACGGACAGTCTTACTAATTACGTTAGATCAATCACACCAGGCGAATTCCTAAAGAAGATAAATAAAAAGGAGAAAGTAACAGTTGCTGCAAAATGAATTCCTTTACACCTAATGAACTTCCTGATATGACCGATGCACTTAAGAAAGTGTATGAGGGTAAGAAAAAGGATGATAAAAAAGATAAAGACCGTTGGCAAGATGACGATGGTGATGGGAAGTGGTATGAAAAAAGTGATGTAGATGGTAAGATCTCCAAGAGGGAGAAGGAAGAGAAGAAGAAAAATCAAAAGGATGAAGAAGTAGAGTTAGAAGGTGAGCAGTTAGATGAGATCTCTGCTGATCTAGCTCTTAGAGCATCTAAGAAAGCAGACATCGCAAGAGGTAAGGCAGCACATGCTGGTGATAAGGAGACAGCAGTAAAGAAAAATCAACAAGCACAAAGGTTATATAAGAAGCAAGCAGCAAAGAGAAAGAACGAGAGTGTTATTAAGTCTAAGAAGCAAATGGTACAGGAGGATATAATTCGTCGTGTATACGAAAAAATGAAAGGAAATACACCTGCACTCAACAAGTTTAGGGAAGATAACAATGCTGACATTTAACCAATTACAGGAAAAGAAAACCAAGATCAAAATCAACCCTAAAGTACAAGACCAATACGAAGGTAAAAAATCTGATGGTATTGAACTTGTTGATGAAGGTGAGAAGGTTGCTCGTGGTGCTCAGAAAAGAGCAGAACAATTAGGAGCAAAGAGAAGACAAGCATCTTATAAAAAGTATGGTGCTAATGTAGGTTCACCAGGTAAGAATGAAAGAGCAGGATACAATCTTTCAAGAGCAGCAAGAAGTTCTGAGTCATCACCAGAAACACAGAGAACAAAGAAAAAGAGACCAGCAGGTGAAGACACTAGTCAGATAGGTCATTCAAGAAAGGCACAGGAGAAGACTGATACTGGTAAATCAGGTAAGAAACTTAAGACTCCTAAGTATAAGTTAACTTTTAAACAGAGACAGCAACATCATTCAAATTATGCACACAGTAGAAGGGATCCTAAACAGAATCCTAAGCATACTGCAAACACTAAGAAGGAATCAGTAGAGTATTCAATTGAAGAGGAAAGGTCAGCACGTAAGATGAACGTGCGTACTAAAGGTACTATTAAAAAGCAGATAGCAAAAGATGCTGCTGCTGAAGCAAAGAGAAGAGAGAAGAAGACTGGTGAGTATGCTGAGAAGCCAAAGAAGAGACCAAGTTTAAAGAAACCATCTCAACTTACTACGGTAAAGGCAGAACCTAAGAAGGAAGCACCAAAGCCCAAGGCAAAACCTGTTGCAAAGAAAGCAGCACCTAAACCAAAGGCAAAACCTGTTGCTAAGAAACCTGTTGCTAAGAAAGTAGCACCTAAGAAGGCTGCTCCAAAGGTAGACAAGAAGGCTGCTGATATTGATAGACCTAAGGGTAATCTTACTAGTAAGGCAAGGGAATGGGTTAAGAAAGGTGTTAAGAGACATCGTAAAGCAACGCAAGGTGCAAGAGTATTTGCAAAGGGTGCTGCTAAAGGTGCTAAGGATACAGTTAAATTTGCTGGTAAGGTTAAGAAGGTATTCACTGGTGAAGAGTTTATGTCTTTCAAGGCATACTTACTCAGTGAAGATTATCATAGAGGACAAGGTGAAAAGATCCAGAAGAGAACTAAAAAATGGATGGAAAAGAAAGGACAAGATGGTGCACCTGGTTTGAATGCAATGAAAGCACGTACCGCAGAGCATAAAGCAAAGCGTGGTGTAAAGAGTGAAGGGTATCAAAGAGACCCAGACCGTCAGGAAAAAGACAGGAAGACTTCTAAGCAAACAGATCCTTCTAAGGATGGGTTCACTGGTATTGGTAATTCAATTGCAGATATCATGAAACAAAATGCTGCAATGAAAAAAGCAGCAGCAAAGAAGACTAAGAAAGAAGAGACAGAAATTGATGAGGCAACTCGTCTTAAGAAGGAGAAGGGTTACGATAAGGGAGGTACTAAGAAACCATCTGGAAAAAAGGATGCAGCCCTGTCATTCGTTCTTGATAAAATCAGGAAAGAGCACGGTAAAGGTGCTATAGCAGGACAGGGTAGTAAGCAACAGAAGAAAGTTAAAGGTGCTAAGTCTTCTGCTGGTACTGGTAAGTATCTAAAGAGAGCAAAAGCAAAAGCACAAACTGCTGCTGATGCTAAGAAGAGAGGGTTTAAATCTTCTCAAGATTATGTAAACACTATGGCTCGATATGGTGGAAAAGACAACTACGATAAGGGACGTGGACTCGGAACTTAATGAGTTAAGCGATCAGTTTAAAAGGAGTCTCAAAGATGAGCTCCTTGATCGTGCTGACAAAGCTCATAAAGCAGCAAAGAAAAAGAAAACCTTTAAAGATTTCCAAGCTCAAGGTGCGGAAGCTAAGAAGAAGGTGCGGTTTTACGATAATAAAGGTAAGGGTTATATTGTGAAGGGTAAAAAGAAGTACGATTAGAGCCTATATAATGTACATATTTGGTACTTATTATGGTTAATTTTTTAATGCCCATCGCTATCAGCATAATCAATAAAGCTGTTGATAGAATTCCCGATGATCTGGATTCTGTAATTAAAGATTTTTTAATTAAACTGCTTAAGAAAGCAGCAGCAAAGACAGGAAACAAAGTCGATGATCAGTTGGTAGATGCACTTCAAAAAGCACTACTTGAAGGCTAATTTGAATTGGTTATTCTTATAAATAACTACAGATTAGACAGTAATTAAGGAGTACATGACATGGCACTTTGGGGAGTCACAGATGCTGATGAAGCTAAGCCTAAGTGGGCTGTACAGGGTGGTGCTGTAGACCCCTCAAATATCTTTGCTACAGCAGAAGGTTGGGTATTACGCCACTACAAAAAAGGAGATCAAACTGAGTACTGGGATGAAGTTCTGGTAGCTGTTGATGGACTGGTAGGTGCTGGTGGTCGTGGTACTAATACTCTTGGTAACGCAGACATCACTGCTGTATTCTTTGAAGAGAGTACATATGCAGCTGCTGCAACTGGAACTGTAGTTGTTATATACAACGAGCAAGTCACCGTTACTGCTGGTGCAACACTGGTAGTTACTAATACAACTGATAGTGCTTCTATCACTGCAACATATGCACGTGGTACAAACACTAACCGTGTTGAGTTTGACTTTACTTGTGCTGCTGCCGATAAGGTACACACAATTGGTGCTCAAACAATCTCTGGAACTATTGTCGATAAGGGCACATCAACTGCATCCGATAAGGTATTCGTTCTAGGTGATACGATTGGTGCTGGTGGATCTGGTTCTACTAAAACAATTACTACGACTTAATAATATATGAAATTTGACGAACTGAATGATGAAACATACATTCTGTTCGCCATAAAACATTATGAGAATCCTCACTGTGTTACACGTGAGGATTTTGATGAGGACTTAAAAAGATTTAAGTATCTAAAGCGACTACTCAAACGTTACGTTAGGGGTGGAGCATTAAGAACTCATCTTATCATTAATCATTTAATAATACTTTATAATGTTTTTGGTGAAGCAGCAACCCCTTTGCTTTTCTTCAAGTTGGAGAGAGAGTATTGGGGTATTTTAAAAACTATACTTCTTTATTTGAATAAATACCCAGTAGGTATGCTTCCTGAATTGGAAGAAGACCCTGACGTTCAGGAAGAATTGGAGAGGATATGAACGAAGAAATGATGACAACTGGTTTTACTGGTGCGTCAGATCCTAAGGGACCGACTGCAGGATTTGATCCTGTCATGAAATTTCGTAAGAAGATCGCTAAGAGAAAGAAGATTAAAGAAAATATTGAGATGAAGAATGGTCTCTTTCAATATAAAGTGACTGTTCCTGAGATGGGAGAGACTATAGTATATGCTAACAACCCATCAGAACTACGTCAGAAACTGCGTCTCCTTATTAACTATCGTTATAGAGGTGACATAAAGATAGAAAGAATTATGCCAGCAAATGCTGCTAAGTTCTTTATGGATAAGAGAGCAAAGCATCTTAGGAATGAAGAAGTTCAATTAGAAGCTAAGGTAGATAAAGGTCGTTCTGATTATGGTAAAGCATCTATCAGAAACTATAGAAGGTCTGGACCTGGACATGGTGAACCAGCAATGTTTGATCCAGAGAATAAAAGAGGTAAGTTAATTGATAAGCGTAGAGAAGAGCACAAGGCAAGAAGAGGTGTTAAAGGTGCAAAGGTTCCTGCATATAAGAGAGAAGATGTTGTCTATGAGACTACTGACGAGAAGCAGATGCAGAGACAACTGACTCTTCAGAAGAATCAGTTAGAAAAGAAGAAAGCAATTTTAAAAATTAAAAACATTCGTAAGCAGTTGCAGAAGAAGACACAGCAACTGAAAGCGAAAGGTCGTGTTGGTGGTAATACTCAAGATTATAACAAGTAAATGGACGTTAACACCGCTATTCTAGAACGCCTGGAAAAGGTGGTGGAGACTCTTCAGGAGAACTCAGTTAAGATGGGTCAACTTCTTGCTGTCCATAATGAGAAGTTGGATAAGCAGGATAGAATAGATGCTGTATTGTTTGAGAAGGTGGAGTCGGTTCACCGTGAAGTAAACCGTAGAGCAGAGGAGATAAAGAAAGGTTGTGAAAGAGACATCAGAAAAGTCGATGACCGTCTTCGAGTCATGGAAAAGAAAATGTGGTCTATCTTTGGTGGTCTTGCTATTATTAGTTTCTTGGTTAGTCCAATCGGACAATCGGCACTCAGAAACTTGACAGACACAAATGCACGTAGTATGATGGATGTATCTGAAGTCCATCTCGTTGTCTGAATTTGTTGATGCTCATTATGTAACGCTTCTATCTGGCAGACTTGATAAGTTTGTAAGGAAGAAGGCAGACCTGTATAATTTCAGGTGTCCCTACTGTGGGGACTCACAGAAGCACAAGAATAAGGCACGAGGGTATTTCTTCAGAGTTAAGGCAGATATGGTATACAAATGCCATAACTGTGGCGTTGGGAGGACGTTACCAAACTTCCTCAAGGATCAAGCACCAGATCTCTATGATCAGTACATCATGGAGAGGTATAAGAGTGGAACATCGGGTAAAGGATCTTATGTTCCGAAACCAAAATTTAAGAAACCAGTATTTAAAAAGACTGGAAATCTGAAGAAAGTTTCGGAGCTAAATATTTCGCATCCAGCATACAAGTACATCGTAAAACGAAGGTTAGATCCTTCGTTATTTTATTATACGGATAAGTTTTGTACTTGGGTAAACACACAGAAACCAACGTTCACAGATGTCAAAATAGATCATCCTCGAATCATAATCCCTTTCATTGATAAGGATAATAAATGGTTCGGTTTTCAAGGAAGATCTTTAAATCCAACAGACAAGATGAGATACATCACTATCATGTTGGATGAGAATAAACCTAAAGTATATGGATTAGATAGAGTTGATACATCTAAAGCAATCTACGTCGTTGAAGGACCGTTTGACTCAACGCTCTTGGGCAATTCCATTGCGATGGCTGGGTCTGACGTTGATAGTCGGACGTTTGGTTGGAGCAATTATATTTGGATTTTTGATAACGAACCTCGTAACAGAGAAATCGTCAACAGAATCTCCAAGTCCATCGATAGAGGAGAGAAGATAGTGATCTTCCCATCCAATATTAAGGAAAAGGACATAAATGATATGCACCTCGCTGGACATGATGTTCAAACTCTGGTAGAATCAAATATCTATCAGGGACTTGAAGCACAAGTAAAACTAACCGAATGGAAGAAAGTATGACTACTAAAGTAGTAAAGAGAAACGGAGAGAGTACAGAACTTAACCTTGAAAAGGTTCATAAGATGGTAGAGCATGCCTGTGAAGGTCTTGCAGGTGTGTCTGAGTCAGCAGTGGAGATGAATTCAGGTCTCCAGTTCTATGATGGTATACAGACTGCTGATATTCAAGAGATTTTAATTCGTTCTGCTAATGATTTAATCACTCTCGACAATCCTAACTATCAGTTTGTTGCTGCAAGACTATTATTATTTGGTTTAAGGAAAGCAATTTACAACGGTCATCCAGATAAGCATCCACCACTACATGAACATGTTAAAACATGTTGCGAAAAAGGTGTGTATGATAAGGACATTCTTAATAAATTTACTGACGAGGAATGGGACAAGTTAAATAGTATCATCGATCACGACAGAGACTATCTTTTTACCTATGCAGGTATGCGTCAGGTATGTGATAAGTATCTTGTACAAGATAGAAGTACTGGAGAGATCTATGAGACTCCTCAGTTCATGTATATCATGATAGCAGCGACACTCTTTCAAGATGATGATAAGTTTTATCGTTTAGATTATATTAAAAAGTATTATGACGCAATCTCCAAACACAGAATCAACATCCCAACACCAGTCATGGCGGGAGTTAGAACCCCCATTCGCCAATTTGCAAGTTGTGTTCTGGTTGATGTTGATGACACCATCGATAGTATCTTTAGCAGTGATATGGCTATTGGCTACTATGTCGCTCAAAGGGCAGGTATCGGTATTAACGCGGGTCGCATCAGGGGGATCAACAGCAAAATCAGAGGCGGAGAAGTTCAGCACACAGGTGTCGTCCCGTTCCTTAAAAAGTTTGAGTCAACTGTTCGATGCTGTACTCAAAATGGCATCAGGGGAGGCAGTGCAACAGTACACTTCCCAATATGGCACCAAGAAATCCAAGACATCCTCGTCCTCAAGAACAACAAAGGAACAGAAGACAACAGAGTTCGGAAGTTAGATTACAGTATACAGATATCCAAACTATTTTATGAGAGATTTATTTCCAATGAAGATATCAGTTTATTTTCTCCTCACGATGTTCCTGGTCTCTATGACGCTTTTGGTACTGACGAGTTCGACGAACTCTACATACGAGCCGAGGGGCAAGCAGATATTCCGAGAAAAACTATTGCTGCACAAGAACTCATATTAGATCTCCTTAAGGAGAGAGCAGAGACTGGTCGTATTTACATTATGAATATAGATCATTGTAATACTCATTCATCTTTTAATGATAAGGTGAACATGAGTAACCTATGTCAAGAGATCACACTACCTACAGATCCTATTCAACATATAGATGGTGGTGGTGAGATAGCATTGTGTATTCTCTCTGCTATTAACGTAGGTAAGATTAATAAGTTGGAGGAGTTAGATGAACTTTGTGAACTTGCTGTTAGGGGTCTTGATGCTCTTATTGATTATCAAAATTACCCAGTCAAAGCAGCAGAGAGTTCGACTAAGAACAGGCGTTCTCTCGGTATTGGGTACATTGGACTCGCACATTATCTTGCTCGGCATGGTGCTAAGTATGATAGTCAGGAGGCTTACGACTTAGTTCACAAACTCACTGAGAGATTCCAATTTGCTTTACTTAGTGCATCCAATTCATTATCAATGGAGAAGGGTCCTTGCGGTTACTTTGGTCATACAAAGTATGCTAAAGGTATTCTTCCTATCGATACATATAAGAAGGATGTGGATGAGATAGTACCGAATGACCTATCATGTGATTGGGAATTTTTACGGGGGAGGATTAAACAGTATGGACTCAGGCACAGCACTTTGTCCGCACAAATGCCTTCGGAGAGCAGTTCCGTTGTGTCAAACGCTACCAATGGAATCGAACCTCCTAGAGACTACCTGTCCATTAAGAAATCAAAGAAAGGGCCTCTTAAGCAGGTGGTTCCGTCTTATGGGTCTTTGAAAAATAACTACACACTTCTTTGGGATATGAAATCCAATGAAGGATACATTAAAGTTACTGCTGTAATGCAGAAGTTCTTTGACCAAGCGATCAGTGGTAACTGGTCATACAATCCAGAGAACTATCCTGATAATGAAGTACCTGTATCTGTTATGGCAAATGATCTTCTAACAACTTACAAGTATGGATGGAAGACTTCTTACTATCAGAATACATATGATGCTAAGAAGGATATAGATGAACCAGCACATCCTATAGGATGGAAAGATGATATAAAAGATGTAGATGAATTAATTAACAATATACTTACTACTGAGGAGGAGGTCTGTGACAGTTGTGCAGTCTGATATTGATGGTATGACAGTATTCAACACTAACGCAGTTGATACTACTAAGCAACCAATGTTTTTTGGTGCACCATTAAGTGTTCAGCGTTATGATTCGTATCGTTATCCTACATTTGATCGACTGACACAACAACAGTTAGGATATTTCTGGAGACCTGAAGAGGTATCACTCCAGAAAGATCGTGCAGACTATGCACAACTTACAGATCAACAGAAACATATCTTTACTTCTAACTTGAAGTATCAGATCATGTTGGATTCTGTTCAAGGTAGAGCACCTGGTATGGCATTCATACCTTACTGTTCTCTACCAGAACTAGAAGCATGTATGACAGTGTGGCAGTTCATGGAGATGATACACTCCAGATCATACACATATATTATTAAGAATGTATACTCTAACCCTGCAGATGTATTTGATACCATCCTTGAGGATGATAATATAATTAAGAGAGCAGAGAGTGTTACAAAATCTTACGATGATTTCATTAAGTATGCTCAGGATTATGGACAGAGTAATAATTGGAAACCAGATTGGAAGGAACATATCAATGCAGAATGGACAAGAAGAGACCTCAAGCGATCTCTCTACAGAGCTGTCGCAAATGTCAATATACTCGAAGGTATACGTTTTTACGTTAGCTTTGCTTGCTCTTTTGCCTTCGGTGAAAACAAACTCATGGAGGGAAGTGCAAAGATCTTATCGCTCATTGCGAGAGATGAATCGCAACACTTAGTAATAACACAACAGATATTAAAGAACTGGGCTAATGGTGATGACCCTGAGATGCAAGAGATAGTAGAGCAAGAGAAAGAAACTGTTACAGAAATGTTTAGAACTACTGTTAATGAAGAGAAGGAGTGGGCTAATTATCTGTTCAAAGGTGGTAGTATGATTGGTCTTAATGACAGATTGTTACATAACTATGTGGAATGGATAGCTAATAGGAGGATGAAAGCAGTAGGTATCAAACCTATCTACGATCAACCTCTTAGAAATAATCCATTACCTTGGACAGAACACTGGCTCAATAGTAAGGGTCAACAAAACGCACCACAAGAAACGGAGATCGAAAGCTATGTCGTTGGAGGAATCAAACAAGATGTCACAGAAAAATCATTCGCAGGATTCAAACTCTGATGAGATACAGTGGGACTTAGAAGATATGAAAAATGCTATAAAAAAATCAGCAGAAGAACAGTGGGATGAGTTGCTGGCTAGTACTGGTCAAGACTTAGTACCTGGTCAGATTGCTGCTGCGGTTTGGGAGATGGAAAAGAAAAAATCAAAAGAGCTTGACAAGATGATGCAGGAGGGTTATAATACAGATGTTGAGAGCGACGGTTCTCAGCAGGGAGTGACTGAATAAACTTGCTGGCATAAGGCTAGTTAAGGTGATGCGTCAGGCGTGGTGGCCGCTGGACCTGCCGAGGGGTTAGAACCAGAACCGATCATACCAGACGGGACGCAGATAGTAAGGTAAAAATCTACTCATGTAGCAATGCCCCTTACTTGTTGGTACACATAAATCCAACCTCCCACCACACCACACACATATTGTTACATTATGAACCCTTTTATGAGGGATTCGTGATATAAATAGTAACGAAGGTAGCATGCTACCAATACGTTCGACCCTTCGGGGTTGCAAGTAAGTCGCGGAACGGAACGTTCATCCCATGATTCCATTTTTAATTGCCACTTCTTTTACTTGTTCCGATGCTAATGTTCTCATCGATAAGATGAATTCATATAATGTTGAGGAAGATGTTAGATCTGAAATGATTCAGGTCATTAAGGAAGAGACAAAGGAATGTTGGGACGCAAACGACTAAAGGAACGGGCTAAAAATCCAACTACTTTAGGAGTTAGAACAATGGCACAAGTCACATATAGAGGAACAAAGTACGATACTGAAGAGTATCGTAAGCAGGTACTGCAGGAAGCAGCACAGGAAAGGAACCATGAACTAATGTACAGAGGTATGAATTATACCAAGAAGTATGTTAGAGCATAAGGTTCATAAACCGTGACATAACTTACGAAGAGACCCATTGCAGGGTCTCTTTTTTTATGGTATAATTATAAATAATGAATAACAAAATGAGACTGTCATGAAAATATTTTTAGACTGCTCTGATGTCGATCTAATAAAACAATCTTTTTCTACAGGGTTAATCGACGGTGTAACAACTAACCCCTCGTTGATGCTAAAGAATGGACATAACCCATTGGAAGTTATAAAAGAAATATCAGATATATTTCCATTCCATGCTTCGATATCGGCAGAAGTAGTAGGTGAAACAGTAGAAGACATGCTAGCCATGGCTGATACTTATCTTGAGTTAGGTGCTAACATTACTATTAAAGTACCTTGTACAAGAACAGGTCTTAAAGCATGTAAAGATTTGTCAGAGGATGATGTACCTGTTAATGTTACATTAGTATTCTCTGCTAACCAAGCTATACTTGCATCTAAGGCAGGTGCAAAATATGTGTCACCTTTTATAGGTAGATTAAACGATCAATACTGGGATGGTATTGACGTAGTGGAGGAAATTTCTGATGTATTTACAACACACAATCGTGAGACTGAAATACTTGCTGCTTCAATTAGAGACCCAATTCAAGTCGCAAAGTGTTTTCGAGTGGGGGCTGATATCTGTACTCTGCCTTGGGATATATTTAATAAAATGTATGACCACTGCTTAACTGATTCGGGTCTTGAAAAATTCGATAATGATTGGACACAATTACAAAAGAGGCTACCATGAACGGACGCTTATCCAAAGTAGAGATGACTGCTAAACTTATGAAGCTTAAGGTTGAGCTTAAAGATAAATGTGATCGTAATGAAATGGGTGAGTGGGAATGCATAGGTGCAGACAAGTACCTAAACAGATCGTTGGATATACTAGAAGAATATTATCAATGAGTAAAACAAATTTAAAAGTATTAATAACGGATATAGAAAGGGCATTAGCAGAGTTAAAAGCTGAGGTATATTCTGATGTTAACGCTTATCGTATAGATAGTGGTGATGGAATAAAATCCTATGCCCAAATTAATGATGAAGACGGAGAATGCGACTAATGAAAAAGATAATACAAGAGATTATGACAACCCCTGGACATACGAAGGTACAACTTTCACTTCTGCTGATATTGGCGAGTTCTTCGGTTTTGTCTACAGGATTACAAATCTCCAATCGGGTAAACAATATATCGGGAGGAAGTACTTCACACAACGTAGAAAGTCTGGAAATAGCAGACGCAAACGGACGAGTGAAAGTAACTGGAAGGCATACTACGGAAGTTCTAAGGAACTTACAGAAGACAGGAAACTTCTGGGGAACCAAGCCTTCCGTAGGGAAATAATAAGTTTACATAAGACAGCAGGTAAGGTAAACTATGAGGAGACTCGACAGTTATTCATACATAATGTACTGACTGAAGAGAACTCTGATGGTACTCCAGCGTATTACAATAGTAATATACTGGGCAGGTATATGAGGAAGGACTATTTTAGAACTGGTACACAGGATTGACACTCTGCCATCTTGGTGCTATAATTTACCCATAGATGAGGAACCCCAATGAGTTGTGGACTACATACAAAATTAGATGCAGCAGTTAATGCTGCCAGAGAAGCATTTGATACAGCACATGCGAAAGATTCTTTAAATGATAATGATCTTAATCTTTTGTTTGTTTATTATCAAGGACTTAAGAAGATAAAGGAAGCATTACCTAAAGATGGAAGACCTTTCCTTGGTGAAGATCCTATTAATATACAGTTCCCAGATGGAACTTATGATCCAGACTATAATATAACAGTACCTACTGGTGATGTTAGTTTCGATACTAACAATCTGGCATTTGATTCTTCCCAACCAATAACTTTTAATGTACCTGATTCTGAGGATGATGCTAAGATAGTCCTATAGTCTTCACCAATAGACTCTAAACTCCATGGCTTTAAGCCCGACAGAAATCAAATATCAGGGGTGCCATGAGCACCCCTTTCTACTATGGAATGGTTAGTTGAACAGAAGATGCTTTGTGCTAAGGTACATGAAGCACCCTTTAAACAATTAAAAGAGTACGCTGATGCTGCTTTTGAAAAGGGTAGACCTTTAGGAGATCACCCAAATTATTCTATCAACACTACTGATCGTGAGAATGCAGAGTATGCTATGGACATACCTCCATTGTTTGATGAGTATGTTAGACAGGCAATTCATAATAATTTCATGCTACACAAGGCAGAGATGGGAGTGTATGGTATTGATGAAACGAAACTACAAGTTGTAAAGATGTGGGCTAACAAGATGCGTAAAGGAGATCAGCATCAGTTACATACACATTCGTTTTCTTTATACTCATTCTCTGTATACCTTGATGTTGTAGAGAACGATGCACCTTTTGTGTTTGTTAATGAAGCACAGGTGTCACCAGTTTACATAAATGAGAATTCAAATCAGCATATCCTAATATTTCCATCCAAGTTATTGCACACAGTTTATCCAAAATTAAATGATGGAGTACGGGTTTCCGTTTCAGGAAACGTAGTGATCAACCCGTTTGGTGTACCTGTCAAGCCCTAACAATAGGTATTTGTACCTTGACAGAATTTTAGATTTGCTATATAATTATGTTACGTTTCTTAACAAACGAATGACAACTTCATCAAACAGTATGAATCGTTATACTACTACTGAGTATGGCAAGCAGAACATGTTTGCTCATGAACCTCAGATTCAAGTAGATCACGATCATGACTACTGGAAAGAAGCAGAGTCTACTAATGGTCGCCTAGCGATGATTGGATTCTTTGCACTGGTACATAACTATATCCTCTTTGGATCAGTTATACCTGGCATATTTTAAGACTAAAGGTCTTTACACCACTCGCATAGCGAGTCACTTTTAACCCTCAAATCTAAAAAGGAGAAAACAAATGACACCAGAAGCAGAAAAGTTTAACGGTTGGATGGCAATGATAGGATTCGTTGCAGCAACAGGTGCTTACATCACCACAGGTCAAATCATTCCAGGTATATTCTAATGAATGGTACTTTAGATCTATTCTGGAGAGCAAATGGAAGAGCATCTATGATGTTGTTCTGGGCAGGTATAGCAATCTATACTAAACTCCAGTACTTTAGTTAAGTATAAATAACTACTCATAAGTTAACATAACAACACAATCCAATGAGCGACTTCGTAGCCGCCTCAGATACAATCTCACCACTAGTAGCAGTCCTTTGGGTATTTTACCCGATGGCTGCTTTAGTGTTGATTGAATTACTATTAAGAGTATTTAACAATGATGACGATGATGATCAGGATGGAGGTAAAGGCATAAGAATTATGCAACCTGCCTATGCACCATCACCTACTTGACATAGAGTAAAAATACCTATATAATACCAGTAAGTATTTTTACCCATCATGTATCAAGTATTTTTCTTAGTTACTTTAGCAGTATACACTTATTCAAATGTTGGTCAGTACGTTTTTCAATAACATATTAATAAATACTCCAGCAGGTTCTCACGGACTGTTAGAGTTTGGATTCTTCATAGCCGTGGGATTGACAGCAGGTTCTATAGGATTAATATGATTTTTTTATCAAACCCATCTGTATATACATTACCGAATACATGGGAGAAACAACCATTCATTGAAGCAGGTCTTGCTATACCAATCTTTATTGGAGCAATTGTTATAGGATTAATGGGTTATGGTATCTACATGACATTCGGTTCAGGTAAGAAAGGATTAAGAGATGAGATAGACGAGCATGCTAAGATGCATGAGTTAGGTATCGCACATGGTCATAGAAATGATAAAAGAAGAAGCACTTAAAATATTAAATCAGTTCGGTTACTCTGGGGAAAATGCAGAGGCATGTGCTGAAGAGTGGGTTAGTAAGTTTAATGTTACCTTTGGTTTGGTAAAATACTACGAGACTTACTTTAATAAATAAATTTAGTTTAGAAATTTTATCATGGCTAGAGATCCTAATAACACATCTCGTTGGGTAGCAACACGTAAAGTTGATGGCGAGATTGAATACCTTGTTTCACATACCAGTTGGTCAGAGCAGCCTTCATGGGCAAAAGTTTTTGATGCACAGAAAGAAGCAAGAGAGTATCTTAAAGAAGCAGGTTTGAAAGGAACCGTACGCAAATACAAAGGATGAAACAACCGTTACACAGACTACCACTCGATGAGTGGTTTGATGATGTACCTCACCCCCATGATATTATGCCAATAGCGAGAGACCCTAACGAAAATCCAAGACCTGAAGAAGAGATAGCAGAAGATATTACTATGCATGAGAAGATGTATAGGTTAGCAGTAGAGAAACATTCACCTTGGAAAGGTGGAGGATCTGAGAATTGGCAGGAAAGACATTAACGTTACTTAAATTATTATGATTTTCTGGATTGGATTCTTTATTATGTTCTTCAATGAAGGATTTGTTATGATGCGACACGTGTCACCGTGGTTTGCAAAGCAAAGAGATAAGTTTATTGAAAAGTATACTGCTAATGTATGGTATAGATTCCACGGCACATTAGATTATGCTTGGATGGGACTTGTAACACTTGGGTTAATAGTTAACTCTAATAGATTGCTGCATGTAGCAGCGTTAGGCACCTTTTGGGGTGCTTCTTTTTTAATATTTTATTTTCCAAGGTGGATTAAACGATGATTATATGGAGTCAGAATGAGAATCTCCCTGATGATGTATTGGGGAAACTCAAGAAGGTTGTTAGTAGGAAACTCAATGAGAATCCATTGGAGTTATACACTACCTATGGTCCACGTCCTCACGATGATGATGAGACTGAGGTACTTGGTCTGTTAGTACCATACTATAGAAGTAAGATGGAACAGATAATGAGGGTGATGGGTATGCAAGATAGATGTGCATATCAATTTAACCTATGGTTGCAGGGATATACTAAGAGAACACCAGGTCATTCTAATCATGCTCATTTTTCTGGAGATGAGATACTATCATGGTGTCATGTAATACAATCTGTAGATCAGAATCCTTTTTACTTTGAATCTGATAAAGGTACAAAGATATATCCAGAGCATCAGAGCAGTGGAGATATAAATGTATGGCCAGCATGGGTAATGCATGGTGCTGACCCTATTAATGTTGAAGGTAATAGAATAATCATTGCTGGTAACATCATGCTACAAGCAGTGACTGACCATCAAATCACAGCACATTGTACGAAGAAAGAATCAAATGAGAAGGAATGGGTAGCAAAATCTACATGGGTCTCTTGACAAAATTGTGAAGTTTTGTTATGATAAATAGATCGATGAGGATTTCCTCATCCTTTACTCCCCCAAACCAAGACCAAGGGGTTACAATGTCTTTTCATACCTCTCTCAAAACGCAATCATCTAAATGACAACTCTTTCAAAAAGAGATAGCGGTCTATTAGCTGGATGGCCTCAGTTCTGTGAGTGGGTTACTTCAACCGAGAATAGAATCTATGTCGGTTGGTTCGGAGTCTTAATGATTCCATGCTTACTCGCAGCAACTACGTGCTTCATCATAGCATTCATCGCTGCTCCTCCTGTCGATATCGATGGGATCCGTGAACCTGTTGCAGGTTCATTCATGTATGGTAACAACATCATCTCTGGTGCTGTAGTTCCATCTTCCAACGCAATTGGATTACACTTCTATCCCATTTGGGAAGCTGCTACTCTTGATGAGTGGCTGTATAATGGAGGTCCATATCAGTTGGTTATCTTCCACTTCCTTATAGGAATATCTGCATACATGGGCAGACAGTGGGAGTTATCGTATCGCTTGGGTATGCGCCCTTGGATCTGTGTTGCTTACTCCGCACCAGTATCAGCGGCCTTCGCTGTCTTCTTGGTCTATCCTTTCGGACAAGGATCATTCTCTGACGGTATGCCTCTCGGTATTTCGGGTACGTTCAACTTTATGTTTGTCTTCCAGGCGGAACATAATATCCTCATGCATCCATTCCACATGGCAGGTGTGGCGGGTATGTTCGGTGGTGCTTTGTTCAGTGCTATGCACGGTTCATTGGTTACATCTTCACTTATCCGTGAGACTACAGAAAATGAGTCTCAGAACTATGGTTACAAGTTTGGTCAAGAAGAAGAGACCTACAACATCGTTGCTGCTCATGGATACTTCGGTAGATTAATCTTCCAGTATGCATCGTTTAACAACAGTCGAAGTCTTCACTTCTTCCTTGCTACATTCCCAGTTGTATGCGTATGGTTAACCTCTATGGGTATCTGTACAATGGCATTCAACCTGAATGGATTCAACTTCAACCAGTCTATCGTAGATGCTGGTGGTAAGGTTGTTCCTACATGGGGTGATGTTCTTAACAGAGCAAACTTGGGTATGGAAGTTATGCATGAAAGAAATGCACACAACTTCCCACTTGACCTTGCTGCTGCTGAGACCTCTGAAGTCGCTCTTGTAGCACCTTCAATTGGTTGACACACACAGGTTAGTCTGATATAATAAGGGGGTATCACACCCCCTTTTTTCATGGCTATTTTAAAGTACGTGGGCACAGTGATTAATAATATAAACGGATTTAAACAGTCAACACGTCCTAAGAACGTTGGACAGTTGAGTGATATGATACAGGAGTATAAAGATACTACTGTTGCTCCCTCTAAAGAGGGATGGATAAACTATTATGAAGGTGAGCAGTCAGGATCTATTGATACTGCAACCGATAAGACTTGGGAAGGGATACAGGAACTGATAGTAAATTTACAGTCTCTTACCAAAGAAGATGTTAGAAATTGGACAGAAGATTTAGTAATTGATAAGACCTTTGATGGTCTATTCTGGCAGGAAGAAATCCTTAAGCAATCATCTAAGACTGGTGAGTATAGGTTAGCAACTCCAGAAGAGGAAGCAAAAGGAATAGATGGAGTAGTTGATGGTGAGTTTGTATCAATTAAACCTGATACTTATAAGCAGACTATTAATTCTAAGCAAGAGAATATTGATGTGCGTATAATTTATTACAAGAAACTAAGCAAAGGTTTTAGATTAGTATGAATGAGATAGTATGTGCTGAGTCCTATGAATACCTTAAGACTTTGGATGATGAGAGTGTTGATATCGTATTGACTTCTCCACCTTATAATTTTGGTATGGCATATGATAGTCATAAGGATATGGCTAGTACAAAAACATATGTTGATACTCTGCTGAGAATATTAAAGCAGTGTCAACGTGTGCTTAAGAGTGGTGGACGTTTAATCATAAACATTCAACCCAACTATAAAGGTTACTGTCCAACTCATCATTATCTTACTACTGGTTTGATAGATGCTGGAATGATATGGAGAGGTGAAATTATATGGTTAAAGAATAACCTTAAGAAGTTAACTGCATGGGGTAGTTACAAGTCACCTTCATCTCCTTATTTAAGTTATCCTTTTGAGTTTATAGAAGTGTTTAGTAAAGATACAATTAAGCATGAAGGTAAGAAAGAGGACATAGATATAACCAAGGATGAGTTTATAAAGTATGTCAATGGTCACTGGTCTATGGCACCAGAGACAAGGATGAAAGAGTTCGATCACCCTGCTATGTTCCCTGAGGAATTAGTAAAGAGATGCTTAAAACTATTCTCGTATAAAAATGATCTTGTACTTGATCCTTTTAATGGTGTTGGTACAACGACATTAGTCGCACATCAGATGGGCAGGAGGTATATTGGCATAGATATCAGTGGAGCTTATTGTGACACTGCAAAGGATAGAATAAAAAACATACCACTCGACCTTACGAAAATACTACTATGAAATTAGGAGTCATGTGTTCTGGTAACGGAACCAATTTCGAGAACATACTTAGAACTTGTTGGAATGATGAAGTTGTTTTAATGATACACAACAAAGAGAAGTGTGGTGCTGTTAAGAGAGCACAACAATTTGGTGTTCCTCATTGTTACATTAGTCACAAGAAAGAAGAGGACATGATAAAGTTATTTGAAGTATGGAATGTAGAACTTATAGTTCTTGCAGGATATATGAGAGTGATTAAGAATCCTTCTGCGTTTCCTGCTCCTATGATAAATGTTCATCCATCACTACTTCCTAAGTACAAAGGATTAAATGCAGTAGAGCAAGCATTAGAGTCAGGTGATAAGAAGACTGGATGTACTGTTCACTATGTTAATGATGAGTTAGATGGTGGAGAAATAATATTACAATCCGAGGTTGATATTCTACCTCATGATAATGTCAAGACATTAACTAAAGCAATACAAAGAAAAGAATATGCAGCATTACCTGTAGCGATAGAACATGTTAAGCAAAGACTCCAGACTCCGCTTGTCAGAGATAGCGTGTCGTGTTAGATTAGGACGTAAAGTTACCCTAACTGAACGCATCTGGGTTAACAAACTTATAGAACATAATAATAGTGCAAGAGGTATCTATGAAAGAATTGTTGGTAGGAAAGGTTAAAACTGTTTTCCCTACTGCTGAAGATGATGTAGTCTTAATACAGTATGAGGATAAGGTTACTGCTGGTAATGGTAGGAAGATAGATTTCCCTGAGGGTAAGGGTGCTGTTTGTTGTGAGATATCTGAGATACTTTTTAAGAAGATGGAGGAGCATGGTATTAAGACTCATTACATCGATAGGTATCCTGTAAGTATTATGTCATGTAAGAAGGTAGAGATCATTCCTATAGAAGTTGTAGTAAGAAATGTTGCTGCTGGTTCTATAGTAAGACAGACTACATTAGAAGAAGGACATATTATTAATTGGCCATTGGTTGAGTTCTATCTAAAGGATGATGAGAAAGATGATCCATTACTTACAGAAGATCGTATACAGTTGATGGGATATGGTGAGGATATAGCATCATTGAAACACCACGCAAGAGAAATTAATGCTATACTAAAGGGGATCTTTCGTAGGATGGATCTTACACTTGTTGATTTTAAATTGGAGTTTGGTTATGATTCTGGACAGAATTTACTCTTGGCTGATGAACTATCACCTGACGGAATGCGACTCTGGAAAGACGGTGAAAGTTTTGACAAAGACCTATTCCGTAAGGAAAAGGGAGATATAGTAACGGCATATAAATATATCTTAGAGAATCTTAGACAGTTGTAGTGGGTTTTTATTATCCTGAAGGTTATTTTGGTCCAGTATGTGACTCACCAGTAAGTGATGAGGACATTGCTAATAGATCTCGTCGTGCTATTATAATAGAAGATTTAGATCAAGAGAAAGAAGTTCTTACTGGTGATGATCCAACTCACTTTGATGATGGTTTTGATTATATTGATCCAGGTTTACCAATTTGGAAGAGTACTTTTTGTAAGGTAGATGAAGATGGTAATTGGTATGATTGCCATGATAACCATCATGGAGATGGTATACCAATACCTGATCCTATTATACCCTTACCTGGTTTTCAGGATACATTTTTTATTCCTGAGTTCACACCAGACATGTGTACTAGAGCAGATTCAGATATTAATATAAGAGCAAGGACATTTTATACTGCAACTGGAACGGCAGTAACTAAGTACTCAAGACAGAAGTCTTCCCCAGTTACCTTTCCTGTTTGGTCAGAAGTTCAGGAGATTTCAACACCTTCAGGTACGTTGACTGCTTCATTCTCTGCTGACGGACAGAACTTAGTCTTCTCTGGTACAGGTAAGGCAAATATATTATTAAAGTTTCAATGGGGAGATAATCCTGGTACTGCTGGTGTATCAGTCAATAAGATTACTGTCAATGGACAGGTCTTTACAAGAGGAGATGGTAATTTTGGTGGAGCATATGGTGGAGAAGAGATTAAAGGATGGGAACAGAATGGTGCTGGAACATATCCAATTACATATACAGATTTGAATCCAGCGAACAATCCTATTCGTGTAGAAGATTCAGGACAGAGATTATGTTTACTTGATGGTCATGGTCAAGATTGTAATGGTAACTTTACTGTACATGAGATCAGAGCTCAGACATTAATCAGTCACACTGGTGGATACTGGAGTGAAGAAGCAAACAAGTATGCAGTATGGGTTAACCCTATGGAGTGTACGTTACCTTTGCAGGAACAGACTGTCACATATCAGATACCTATTCCTACTAATGCTACGTATGGATTTACATTTGGGTGTGATGATAATGCAACGATGTTCTTAAACAATGAGACCACTCCGTTCATGACTGCTCAAGGTGGTATCTTTTTTGGTGGTTCATATGCTACTCCATACACAGCAACAAGAGCTTTGACTGCTGGTACGTTGAAGTTGACTGTTAATTGTACTAACTCTGCTGCTGGTTTCCTTACCGATGGAGAACCAACACCTAACTCACTAGCTTATTCATGGATTAGAAATCCTGGTGGATGGTATATTAAGATATGTCAGAACGGAATTTGTTCTGGTGAACAGACAAGTACATGGGTTCAATCTGGACCTCACCCTGCATGGCCAGCATTTATGAATGATTATGCAGTCTATCCATCTAATAATGAAACACTAGAAGGTGTTAATCATAGTCAGACTTATAATGTTAACGCACCAACTGCAGGAACTTATACTCTTGAATGTATGGCAGATAACTATGGTGCATTTTCATTTGATGGTAGTTCTGTTGGAAGTATAGGACAGAATACATCACCCTTTAACAGTTCCTTTAGTTCTTTGACTACCTTTAACATAACTGGTGTAACTGCTGGACCTCATAGTCTTGTAGCTACTGTGTTTAATGGTACTGGTAACACATCATGGACAACTAACCCTGCTGGTGTTGCTTTCCAGTTGAAAGATCCGAGTGGAAATGTTATACTAAGGTCAACTGATCTGAATCAGGCATCCAATGCTGGTTTAATATGGCATACAAGGATGGCAACAGGTTATGAATTATATACAATCTAATGGACATACCTAAGATAAGGAAGGAAGATCTTCCAGAAAAATTAAGAGAGATCATTGGTGATCAAGACGCTGAGTTTGAACCTCTCGTTAATCCTGATGATATTATTGTCCTACCTGACTGGGATGGGAAGCAATTTTGGGGTGATAAGGAGAAGTATATAGAAATGTTTAGGGATACCTTGACAAACGGAGAGTAATCTGTTAGTATAAATAACTTAACATAACAACACAGGCCCGAAAGAATCGTACCCTGCGTAAGATGTTAAACAAGACACCCATGTCGAGGGAGTCTATCATCCGCAGGGTTTTTCCGTGCGAGATACTTAAATAAAAACATGTCTATTAAATCAACAATCGCTGCAGTAGCAGCATCTCCATTCCTACTCGCTGGTGCAGCTTTTGCTGGTCCATATGTGAATGTCGAGAGCAACCTTTCATATCCTGATGGAGACTATAGCTCTGCAGCTACTGACATCCATATCGGTTACGAGGGAACAACAACTAGTGGTAAGATTGCATACTATGTACAAGGCGGTCCTTCATTGAACCATGCTGAGTCAACTGACGATACAGAAACAGAACTTTCTGGTAAGATCGGTGCTTCTTTCGCTGCTACAGAAGATCTAGCTCTTTATGGAGAGATCTCTGGTGCTTCTAACGGAGAGGATGCTTCTGGTGACAACATCGTTGACTGGGGCGGTAAAATCGGTGCTAAGTTCGTATTCTAATAACAGAATATATACTTATACAACAAGGGTATCTTCGGATACCCTTTTTTTCTTTGAACTATTATGAATTTCACAGTTTATACCAGAGGCGGTTGCCCTTATTGCACACAGGTTAAGCAAGTTTTAGGTGGGAAAGGATACAATTATGTGGAGTATACTTTGGAGAAAGACTTCACAAGAGAAGCATTTTATGGTCAGTTCGGTAATGGATCAACCTTCCCTCAAGTAGTATTAAATGGAACAAATCTTGGTGGATGTCAAGAGACTGTTAAATACTTGCATGAAAATAATATGATTTGATGGAAGAACTATACGATCTGGTTGAGCATGCTATTGATAATGCATTTGAAAATGAGGATTACTCGTTCGACTGTTACTCGTATCTAATACAACAAAGTGTTAGTAAAGAATCAGTTAAAGAGTTTATCACATCATCAACAGCAGGTAACACTGCTCTTATCATTAGAGATTTACGTTTGTATATTGAAGATGATGAGAGCACTGCAACAGAAGCATACGGTCACCTTGGTAAAGAAAGAGCACGTATTGTAATTGATTACTTATATGCTATACTAAATGGTGCAGTGCGTTACAGTAGATGAAAGTTACTATACTTGGTGCAGGTAATGCAGGTTGTTTTACTGCAGTTCATTATGCATTCTTCACTCGGCATCATGATGTTGAGATTGAATTAATACATAACCCAGATATAAAACCAGAACCAGTAGGACAGGCAACCTTTCCAAATGAACCTGAACTATTGGATGATGCTTTAGGATTCAACTGGCATAACAATACTATAAATGCTACTCCTAAGACAGGTATTTTGTATGAAGGTTGGGGTAAGGTGAATGAAGAAGTCTTTCATCCCTTTCCATCTCATGCGTTAGGTATGCATTTTTCTCCTTCGGAGATGCAGAATTATATTTTGAAGTCAGGATTTTTTAATGTAGTAGAAGATAATATACCAGATCCTAAAGATGTAGATGCTGATTATGTGTTTGATTGTAGAGGTAAACCAAAAGATTATAGTGACTACGATACTTTAATCAATCCTATCAATGCTGTTGTACTTGCTAAACCTAATTGGGATACATCAACAACACTATGGACTAGATCAGTAGCAACACCTGATGGTTGGGCATTTATAATTCCAACTAAGGTATCCTCTGGTGCTATAGGTTACTTGTATAACAGTGACATAACTTCTAAGGAAGGTGCTGAATCAAATCTATTGGATATGTTTGATGCAGAGATCACTAATCATTTAAACTTTAAGAGTTACTGTGCAAAGAATCCTGTAGTTGATGATAGAATATTCTTGAATGGTAACAGGTTATTCTTCTTAGAACCTTTAGAAGCAACAGCAGTCCATACTTATCTACAGTGGGCAAAGGATGCCTTCACTGTAACTTGTCTTAAGAAAGCATCTGTACCTGATGCATCTGCTCATATCATTTCACATATAAAAGAGTTACAAAATTTTATTCTTTGGCACTATCAATTTGGATCTAAGTATGACACACCCTTTTGGAAGTATGCATCGTCTTTAAAGTTTACAGATCCTAAGTTTGATTTCATATTAAATCAGGTAGATGAGTTGGATATTAATGAGATAAAATTCCGAGAGATCGTAGAAGACAACCCAGCTTACGGTGCTTGGCATCGTAGTAGTTTGAAGTGGTGGAAGGATGGGATGACAATTCCTCAGAAATATGCTATACTTGATAGCAGCTAAATAAATCTAGCTACGAGAGGTAACATGGAGATTGCATTAGTTGTATTAATGGTAATCGGTGCCTTTCTTCTGGGGATCGTGATTGCATGGTTAGCAAAAGGATATGTAGAAGACTACATTGAAAACGCTGCTTACTCTAAGTCAATTACACACCCTGAAATGCTGGATGAAAATGGTAATCTAATACACGATGAACTCATTTACATTCGTAAAGACATACTTGAACTTGAAGATGATGATGAGGATTAATTATTATGCCTAAAACTATGGAAAATAGTAACCCTCGGTTACTAATCAGTGAAATCTTACGTAAGGTTTCTAATGCAAAAACAAAAAAAGAAAAGATAGATCTGTTAAGGGAGAATAATTCTCCTGCTTTACGGATGCTATTGATTTGGAACTACGATGACAGCGTGGTCTCTGAGATCCCTGAAGGCGATGTTCCATACACTCCTAACGAAGCACCTGTAGGAACAGATCATACTCGTTTAGAGCAAGAATCCAGAGGTTTCTATCGTTATGTTAAAGGTGGTGACCCTAAGTTAAAGGCTTTAAAACGTGAGTCTATGTTCATTCAATTGCTTGAAGGACTTTCTGCTGAGGAAGCAGAACTTTTATGCTTAATTAAGGATGGTAAACTCACCTCAAAGTATAAGCGTATTACTAAAGCAGTAATCTCTGAGGCATTTCCCTCTATTGAATGGGGAGGTCGTGGTGGCTGAAGAAGTCGTAGAAGAGAAGAAGGAAGAAGAAAAGAAATCTCCTTTTAATTCTGGATGTACTATCCTACATGAGGATTGTGATCCAACTGTTGCAAAGGATAAGAAGTTACCTTACTCTTCTTATCTTGTAGAGTATATGAAGGAAGGTCGTATTGCATATGATGTAACGATGACTGTTAAAGAGTCAGATTTATTTGATATGTACTATGATTTTTATAAGAAAGACTTTAAGTCTTTTAAACAAACTGACGGAAGAATTAAACCATCCCTATGGAACCAGTCAAAATCCAAAAAGAAAAAATAATGAGTGTGTATGCAAGGAAAGATACTCCTCCACCACTCCCTGATCCTATTAAACCAGAGGATGAGGCACTTAGTAAACGGATTGCCGTACAGTTTCTTTGGGATGTAACGTCCCCTATAGTATTTTTATTCTTATGGAATTGGATCATGCCAGGTCTATTTGGCTTGGCTACTATCGGATACTTTAAAGCATTCGGTATCGTTGTAATGTCTCGTATATTATTTAAGCATGACTCAGCACAATAAAGTATGTTTGATCTCTGTTACTCCTGATGCAGAGAAAACCATTGGTTACGTGGCGAGGGTTTCTAACCCCAATAATCAGGGCAACCCTAAGGTAGAGGGTCTACTTAGGTATTGTATAAATCATGGGCATTGGAGCGTCTTTGAACAGGCATTCATGACCCTTGAGATCAGTACCACTAGAGGTCTTGCTGCACAGATACTAAGGCACAGATCATTTACCTTTCAAGAATTTTCACAGAGGTATGCTGATACTAATCTATTAGCAGATGAAATTCCTCTTCCTCAATTACGTCGTCAGGATACTAAGAACAGACAGAATAGTATTGATGATGTTGATCCATTCCTTGTTAAGAAGTATCAGATCCTGATGGAAGAACACTTCAAACATTCAATGGAATTATATAATAAGATGCTTGAAGATGGTATAGCAAAGGAGTGTGCACGGTTTGTACTACCTCTTTGTACTCCTACCAAACTTTATATGACAGGTAGTATCCGTTCTTGGATTCACTATATAGATTTACGTTCTGCACATGGTACGCAGAAAGAACACATGGATATAGCAGAGGCATGTCGTGATCATTTCGTCTGCAATTTTCCAATCATTGCCAATGCCTTAGGTTGGTGTCAAGGTGATGAGTGTGACTGTAAGGATGTTAACTATTGGAATGATTTACAACCATGCATTCGGATAGACTGAGACCATATACACCCAATAGAACTTTTCAACAATGCCTCGTTACGATTTTATTAATAAGAAGACAGGTGAGATTACTGAGCTTACTATGTCAATGACTGCCCTCGATAAATACAAAGAGGACAATCCAGACATGGAAAGATACTTTGGTAATCAAAAGACTGATGCCATCTATGGTAAACCAAAGTCTTCTGATGGATTCAAAGAAGTAATGTCTAAAGTCCAATCAGCACATCCACTTGCAAACCTAAGTCGTTTTACATAATGCCAAGAGCGAAGAAGAAATCTGGAAACGGTTATGCACCAGTCCCTCAAGGGATGAGTGTCAAAATGATGAAAAGAAAGAAGCCTATTGACAAGTCATACATGACTGATATCAAGCCTCTTACTGACAATCAAAAGATTGCTTTTGATGAGTATAAGGCAGGTAAGAACTTGCTTTTACATGGTGCTGCTGGTACAGGTAAGACTTTTATCATGCTATACTTAGCATTGCAGGAAGTATTAGATGAAACTACGTCCTACGAAAAAATTTATATTGTTAGGAGTCTTGTTCCTACTCGTGAAATTGGGTTTCTTCCTGGCGATCATGAAGATAAGTCCTACCTTTATCAAATCCCTTACAAAAATATGGTAAGGTACATGTTTGAAATGCCTGATGAGAATTCATTTGAAATGTTGTATGATAATCTAAGGGCACAACAAACAATAGATTTCTGGTCTACCTCATTCATTAGAGGTACTACATTAGACAATGCTATTGTTATAGTGGATGAGTTTAGTAACTTGAACTTCCATGAACTTGATTCAATGATCACTCGTATAGGAGAGGACTGTAAGATCATGTTCTGTGGTGACATTCAACAGACTGATCTCACTAGAGACAATGAGAAGTCTGGCATCTCAGACTTCATTAAGATACTTGAGCAGATGAAATCATTTGCTTGCGTTGAGTTTGACTTCAAAGATATTGTTAGGTCTGGACTGGTCAGAGAATATCTTATCGCCAAATATAATTCGGGATTTTGATTCAAAATATCCGCAAAAAAATCTCGGCAAAATTTTTGACCCTTAAGGCTTTTTATCATGTACACTATTGAAGATTTCATTGGGGTCTTTCCTAATGCATTAGACTCTAAGTATTGTGAGGATCTAATAAAGCATTTTGAATACTGCAAAGACAACACAACTTTTATACGACCAAGAGAAGCAGAGCATCATAAGATTGATGATGATCAGTTGTTGTATAATGACTTTGCATTTGAGCACGATATAATATGTGGATTACATCACCAATTTAATAAGACATTCTTTGATGCTACTCAAGCATGTCTGGAGTTATATAAAGAAAAGTATTCTATCCTTACTACACCTAAGAGGTCAGCAATATTTGATGTAAAGGTACAGAGAACATTACCAGGTCAAGGGTTTCATATCTGGCATGCAGAAGCGATGAATAGATTTTCATCTCCAAGGTACTTGACATATACGCTATATTTGAATACAATAGAGGAAGGTGGAGAAACTGAGTTCATTTATCAGAAGACTCGTATTAAACCAGTACAAGGTACCCTTCTGATTTGGCCAGCAGCATTCACTCACACCCATCGTGGTAATCAACCGCTAAGTGGTCCAAAATATATCGTTACAACCTGGGAAGAGTTCTATTAATGTTTGAATTTGTTAAAGTTAACATAGATCAACCTGAGGTTGAACCTATAAGCAAAGACGGTGTACGGTATTACCCTATACCTGGTGCTGATAAATACTATCCGAGTGTTACCTCAATCACATCGTTTAAGAACGCTGCTTTCTTCGCTGGTTGGAGAAAGAAAATTGGTGAAGACGAGGCTAATCGAATCACTGCTAGAGCTACACAAAGAGGTACTACATTTCATAGTATCACTGAAGACTATTTTAAAGGTGAGTTAAATCTTAACAGTTACTTGGAAAATAATCCATTACCTGTTAGAATGTTTCAATCAGCGAAGGATACACTCAATCGTATCAATAAAATAAACTGCTTGGAAACTTTTCTATACTCACATTATCTTGGTCTTGCTGGTCGTGTAGACTGCATCGCAGAATTTGATGGTGAGTTAGCAGTTATCGATTTTAAAACCTCTACTAAAGAAAAGAAAGAGGACTGGGTTGAACATTATTTTGTTCAGGAAACTGCATACGCAGCCATGTTCTTAGAACGTACTGGTATTGAGGTAAAGAAAATTGTCACACTCATTGCGGTTGAAGACGGGTCTGTACAAGTGTTTGAGAAGTACAATCTTGATGACTATTTACAATTACTTAAATCTTACATCGAGGAATTTGTTAGGAGTAAGAATGCCTAAAGAACAATTAGATGATAAATTTTTAACTCCTACCAAGTTCTCGGCAGAGATAGAACGACTAGTTCACACCAGTGAGGGATTGATCTCTTACATAGAGGCAGTAGTAACTTACTGTCAAGAAAATGAAATCGAATTGGAGACAGTACCTAAACTGGTATCTAAACCATTGAAAGAACGATTGAAACATGAAGCACAGCGACTTAATTATATGAAAGCATCTTCTAAAGGGGTATTACCTTTATGACACAAGGAACATTTTTTAAGTCAGAACAAGTACAGCAGAATCTCCATGATATTTTCAATACATATCAGGAGATTGCTGCTGTGACTGCTGCTCTTCCTAAGATGAATAAGGAAGAGAAGTTAGCACACATTAATAAGTGTAAGGGTCTTATCGATAAACAGAAGACCTTTTATACTAGACTATCTCTGTCTACTACATCAGGTGATGCAGAAGCAGCAGATATGAAGATGAGAATTGATGCATTGTCCCAAGCGTTTGGATACCAGACCTTACTGGACTGCATGGATGCTATGATTGTAACCCTTGACAAGGCTTGGAAACAAGAACAATCACGTTGACATCTTATAAATAGTATGCTACGATCACACAGTAGCAATAATACACACAATACGGAGAATACAATTATGTCTTTTGCCTCACTTAAGAAGGCTTCCTCTGCAGGAAATACCTTCGCCAAGTTAACACAAGAGATTGAAAAGTTAAACCAACCTCAGACCACAGGTGCTGATGAGCGTCTATGGAAACCTGAGTTAGATAAATCAGGTAACGGTTACGCAGTAATTCGTTTCCTTCCTGCTCCAGACGGAGAGGACATGCCTTGGGCAAAGATCTGGTCGCACTCATTTAAGGGGCCAGGAGGTCAGTGGTACATCGAGAACTCACTTACTACAGTTGGTAAGGATGATCCCGTTGGAGAACTGAACAGAGAATTATGGAACAGTGGACGTGAGTCTGATAAGGCAACTGCCAGAGCACAGAAGAGAAAACTCTCTTACTACTCTAACATCTATGTTGTTTCAGATCCTGCTCATCCAGAAAATGAAGGAAGAGTATTCCTTTACAAGTATGGTAAGAAGATCTTTGATAAGATAGTTGAAGCAATGCAACCTGCTTTTGCAGACGAGTCTCCATTAGATCCTTTCAATCTATGGAAGGGTGGAAACTTTAAGGTTAAGATACGTAAAGTTGATGGATATTGGAACTATGATAAGTCAGAGTTCGCTACACCTGAAACCTTAGGTGGTTTTGATGATGATCAGTTGGAAGAGATTTGGAAGAAAGCATACTCACTTGCTGAGTTTGAAGCACCAAAGAACTTTAAGTCCTATGAGGATCTTAAGAAGCGTTTAAGTACTGTACTTGGTGGTGCTCCCACTCGTACAGCACCTGTTGTTGATGAGAGTCAAGAAGAGGTTAGACCTGCCAACTGGGGTAAAGAAGTCAGTGACTTTAGGGAGAAAGCAGTTGCTTCCTCACCAGTGAATGCTGAAGAAGACACGCTATCATATTTTGCTTCGTTAGCAGAAGAGGACTGATAGGAAACTGTCACATAAGGGGGTTACACACCCCCTTTTTCATGCTATAATTAATACATAATAAAAAGAACTGCAATGAAAGTATTACTTGCGACTGCTCTTGCTGTTGGTACAGTTAGTCCAGCATTAGCAGATCACTATCAACCAGGTTATTCCTACAACAGAACATGTACTCGTACAGAGTATAGAGAGGAGTATGTTCCTGGCACAAGAAATAGTCCAGGTTACGTTAGAAACTGGGAAGAAACTATTGATGTACCATGTCGTTCAAATCAATGGCATCCAAGACCATCAAGACCTCCTTACAGAGAACCTGTAATAAGACGTGAACATGTACCATCACCTGATGGTAACGAGTGTCAAGAAGGAGCAATCCTTGGTGGTATATTAGGTGGAGGTGCTGGTGCAGCACTATCTCAAGGTGATGGTCGTTGGTGGGCAATTCCTTTGGGAGTAGTTACAGGCAGTGTCATAGGATGTGACATTGATGGAGGATGATGGACAAGCATGATATACCAATCTTAGGAGATTTTTACACTAAAGTAGAGGTGGACAAGATGGTTGCTGATGCTCTTGCAGAGGCGAGAGCGATTGATGAAGCATCCATGCGTAAGCACAATCGTGATGCTACTATCATTAGTATGATATTAGGATTTACTTGTCTTGCACTGTTTGTTGATGGTCTCCTTAGAATACTTGGTATCATACCACCTTTTGCTGGATTAGATGTAAGTATAGTAGATCAGATTGTAGAGAAGGTAGAGACTGATGTAATGCCATTAGTACAACAGGGGGCTAAATATATACCACGGATATGATTGATACTTCTCCTAGTTCTATTAGAATGTTCGCTATTATAGTGATGGGAGTTGTGTGGTTTTATTTACTCAACCAACACCTAAGAGACCGATGAATCCGTTTACCGATATGTTATTTTCTATTGTTTGGATAGTCCTATTTGTAATTGCCATACGGCAAATGTCAAGGGGATGGACTATCGCTGCAGAGCAACGTGAAAGGGCTAGAAACTATACTAACATGAATGTGAGAAACAGGACTGTTACTAAAGTTCAGCATCCAGAGATGGCAGAGGTCAAACCAGGTGATGAGTTATTAGTTGTTGATTTTAAAACAAAGGATGCAGATCCTTTACACGAATCTTTAAAGAATCGTATTAGTCAGGGTCAAGTCGAAGATCCTTGGCAGGAAGAAGATGATGATGAAGGTGGTCTTGTAGTAAGGAGATAAATTATGTGGTATATTATAGGTTGGACAATAGTTACAATGTGGGCACTATCTAAATTAGGTGTATTTAAAAAATGATTTTTCTAATCTCAATCATGTCATTTGCAAACTTTGTATTCTATCCATTAGTGATAGGGTTCTTTGTTGCATTGATAATAGAACAAATCTTCAGAGCACAGGACAAAGCACCTCAAGTGCTTAGGTCTATGGCAATAAGAAAGTATTTCTGGAGACAAGCATGGTTATTTAATATCATCTGGTTTGTAGGGTATGCTATACTATTATTTGTTAACAGACCAGGTCAACAGGCAATGCCTGATTTAATCTGGCAAGGCTGATATATTATTCGACTTTTAATTCCAAATAAGTCGCAAAAAAAACTCGGCAAATTTTTCACTAAAAAAGGTTTTTATGGACAAACAGTCAATTACATTCAAAATCCGACAAGACGGTATAGTCGAAGAACGAGTAGATGGGGTAAAAGGTGATGTTTGCGAAAATCTCACTAAAGACCTTGAAGCGAAACTTGGCGATTTAACCCGCAGAATCCATACGTCCGAATATTATCAAAAAAAGGAAAATGTCACACTTCAGCACGATCAAAACCAAACTTAAAGACCGTAAATCGCTATTACAGGCACTTATGCTAATTGGGCATCCTGTGTTCGTTGATGAGAAATTAAAAAATCCTACAGATCACGAACATGAAGAAGTTCATGTTGAAATCGCTGTAGGAAAGGATATTGGGTTTCGTTGGAATGAGATTACGCAAAGTTACGAACTCGTAACAGATCTTCAAACTTGGAATCAACCTGTTCCTGTAGAAAGGTTCTTGCAGCAAGTATCACAAGAATATGCAATTCAAGCAATAACTGCTGCTGCAAAGGATGAAGGGTTTGAGATAGAAAGTCAAGAACTCAATAATAGCGACCAATCAGTCGAACTGGTCGTTACCAGATGGACATAAAGAAAACCTTAAATGTCTAAGTAGCAATGTACAATGAAATTAAATCATGGTACGAACTCGAACTCCAAAATGAAAAATACGAATCCATGCTAACAGTATATCAGGATCATATTGAGGAATTAGAGAAAGAAAATAAGGAATTGCTAGAGCAAGTTGCCTTTTTAGAGGAACAGCTCGACTATCAATCTCACGGTCTTCCTCAAGACGACTAAACGTTTACAGTTTGACTGGTTGTAACAGTAGCAACTCCTGCGGTATTAAGTGTTGCACTTGGACCGTAGTCATATGATGTGACTGTACCTATTTGATCATCTCTACTAATACTTCCAGTTACATATCCAGTAACATCCAAGAATCTCTGCGCCACATTTAGGGGCGTTTTTTTATTGCCATATTCATCAAGTTCTGAATGAGGTTCGTAAGCAACTAAGTTTTCAAATTCATCTGTAATTATTTGGAACATCTTTGATCCTGGAATCTTGATTCCTCTTTTCATTTCATTTAGATAGTATTCATGTTCATAGTTAGTGATTGGATCTCTTGATTCTGCTGCTGTTTTAGTTATACCATCTGGTAGTACAGTTCTCCATGAATCATTAACTTGAATACCTTCTCTAATGAAAACTAAATCGTTCCACAAAACCTCTTTAGTTTCATAATGATGTATAAAGTCTGGGTTTTGGTATTTACTTTCACAGTATTCTATTAAGTCTGAATGCTTTTTAGGCCATTCTTCATAGAAATCGGTGATATTATTACATAATAGAATAACCCAGTCATATTGAACATCTCCATATAGTCTATATGATAAAGATGCTGGAGTTTCATCATCTTGAAGTTGATATGTCTCAAAGCTAGCAATATGCTTTTCGAGATCTTCTCTTACTTTAACTCTTCTAAAGATATTTTTAACAAGGCGGTATTTAAAGGATTCGTCATCTTTGACTCCTTCACCTATATAAACATCTGGTAAGTATTGAAAAAACATTTTAGAATCCTATCTCTACGTCTTGTCTGCTGACTAGTCTTGTTTCGATGAATGAAAGACTTAAGTTTATTGCTGGTACTTGAATCATACTACCATCAAATGTTTTAAATGATGTATATTGCCCATCTGGAGTATAATTTACACCAACTCCATTACAGAATGATGAGTGTATTTTGAAGTGCATAGTTTGATATCCAGTATTGTCTTGGAAATTACCATTCATAGGGTTAAACCAGTTACTTGGACTAGCAGTTGGATTAACTCTAACGAATCTGAGGTCAAAATGGTCTGGTATATTGAAGAATCTTTGTGCCACTCCTGCTCTGAATATTGCATCGTTTGCTTTATCTGTAACTTGTCCTGAAGTACTTTTTACATCTTTCTTACTGTCACCAGATCCTGTTGTTAAAGAACCTTTATGTTTACCTTTGTTTTCGGTTGCGTCCCATAAGGCACCCATTGAACTTTTATCTCCTTTTTGAATTTCTGGAGTAGCACCTTCTTTAATCCATTGAATAATTGATTTAATCTCTCTTGCTTCTTGCTGACTTCTTGCCAGCATTTTGAAGTTAAAACTATGGGTTCTAAATGCCATACTTTTAAATATCTGCTCACTAAAGGGGTTAAATACCCTTCCTGCTGCCATTTGTTCAATAGTATTAGCGTCAACTGTACCTTGAAGACCAAGTGCGTTACCCATTGATTGAAATACACCTGCTGCTAAAGCATCTGTAAATTCTGGTAAACTGGCACCTGCAGCATCACTTAATGCTTGAGAAATACCTGAAAAACCATCCTCTGATCTACCAATCATGTCAGTGACTGCCATACCAGCAACACCTAAATTCTGTTGAGAATAAGATGCTTGGTATGCTGTTGATAACTGTGGTGGCATAGCAAGGTATACACATCCAGGTTTACGTTCTTTTTCAACTTGACCTTGAAGTGGTGCATTTGTAGAATCAACACCAACAGAATGGTGTGTTGTGTGTTTGGTCTTAGAATATCTTACTCTTGACCGTTTTAATACAAGATAGTCTATAGCTTCAGTAGGTGCCTCAGCATTAATATTACTACTTGTTGCATCTCTGTTGTCCCAATCACCATTAGTCATCGTGACGGGCGGTTTTAAGGGATACTTGTAAATAGGGTTACCTGACACTTTTTAACTAAATACTATGTGACCTATACTTATTTATGCGAAAAAAAAGATATTTACAAGGTAAGTATCGCCTTAGATTACCCTCTAAGTACAAAGGGGATTCCCGCAATGTAGTTTTTAGGTCGTCTTGGGAGTATAAATTTATGCAGTGGTGTGATTCTCGCTCAGTAGTAGAGGAATGGGGTAGTGAAGAGATTGCTATTCCTTATATCAGTCCTGTTGATGGTAAACGACATAGATATTACCCTGATTTTTATGTAAAGGTGAGAGGTAAGAAATATATCGTTGAAGTTAAACCTTTTAGGCAAACTAAAGAACCCAAAACTCAAAAAAGAATGACTAAATCATATATTAATGAAGTTTTCACTTGGGGTGTTAATCAAGCAAAGTGGAAAGCAGCAACTGAGTTTTGTAAAGATTATGGAATGGAATTTATGTTAATTACAGAAAAAGAACTTAGGATCTAATGGCACAAGCACCTCATTGGCAATATGCACGATATAACTCCTTACAGGAGTTTCAGGCTTTCATGCGGGGTGAAGATAATACTCCGAGTTATACTAACTTATTTTCTCTTAGGTTTGCTTCACCTCCTATCTTCTCTAGAGGGATGGGACCACATCAAGGTGCTGATTTACAGGCAGAGACTGGTGACTTAGAAAAACTTTTGGATTTCTATGCAGCGAGTGTAAGTCTTCCAAGTAAGCAAGTTACTTCTGGTCAGGCTATTAATGTGGGATCTCCTGTTAAATATGCTACAGGATCTGCATTTAGTCAGTTCCAAGTTAACTTCGTAATGCCAGAATCACAACTAACAAGGTTGTTCTTTGAACGATGGGTTAGTAAAATAGCTAATGATGCTAATCAATATACAGAATTTTATAATAATTATGTTTCACCTCATATAAGAATTTACAAGTATGAAAGAGGTGGTGGTGAGAAGGTTGGTGCATGGGGAGTTGGTTCAGGACATCAGGATGATATTGATAAGAAATTTTTTAATGATTTTGGAAGGATGAATAAGGTTACTGCCATGTGGGAGTTGAGAAATTGTTATCCATATAATATTGGTAGTGCTCAGTTAAATAACTCTTCTTCATCTCTAATGACTATTGGTGTATCATTCTATTATGAACGATATAGATTCTATCCTGAAGTTAGATTTGAGGAGCCCGATGTTAGACAATGGGTTGAAATTCCCAATAGTAGTTACTGGGATGGAGCTGGTACGGCAAGTATTAATAACTTTATTGATAATTACGGAACAGTATATGTTGGTGACTTCTTTACAAATTCCTCTAATATGGCTTGATAAATAATTATACTGAATTGAATACCTATGGCATTACCTAAATTAAACGTACCGAAGTACAAAATGAAACTACCGTCTACTGGACAGGTAGTAAATTATAGACCTTTTCTTGTAAAAGAAGAAAAGTTGCTTCTTTTAGCAACCGAAACTGGTGAACAGTCAGATTTGGTTACTGCTATTAAAGATATTATTACAAATTGCACTGATTTAACAACAGTGGATGATTTGGCAACTTTTGATATTGAATATTTGTTTCTTCAAATTCGTGGAAAATCTGTTGGAGAGAGTGTTGAACTCAGTCTAACTTGTCCCGATGATAATGAGACTCAAGTTCCTGTTAAGATACCTTTGGCTGATATTAAAATTCAAAAGAATAAAAAGCATAAGACAGAGGTTAGATTATCTGATGAGATTGTCATGGAGATGCAATATCCCAGTATGGCAACTTTCGTTGAAATGAATTTCATTGGAGATGATGATTCCTTTGGTGCTGATCAAGTATTTGAAATGGCAGCAGATTGTGTAAAAACTATCACTGATCCAGAACAGGTATATGATTGTACTGATATGCCTAAGTCTGAAATTATTGAATTCTTTGAAAACTTAAGTAGTAAGCAGTTTATGGCTGTTCAAGATTTCTTTGAAACTATGCCTAAACTATCACATACTGTTAAGGTTAAGAACCCTAAAACAGGTGTTGAAAGTGATGTAACATTGGAGGGACTAGCGAGTTTTTTCGCATAGCTCTACTTCATACCAATTTACAAGCTTATTATGAAGGTAATTTCGCTTTAATGCATCATCATAAGTGGCACTTAGATTATGTCGATAATATGATTCCTTTTGAAAAGGAGATATACGTGAATTTGTTGATGCAATTCCTCAAAGAGGAAGAGCGAAGAGCAAAAGAGCAACAAGCACGACAAAATGGCTAAGATCGAAGCATACAAGTTTATCAATCCTGGCATGGCACAAGATAATGCCAGTGATGGATCCCTTGTAGCTAGAAAATTAGTCTTAGGATATAATCGTCTTGGCAAAACCCTGACTGGTATGGGTAATGTCATTAAAGATATTGAAAATATTGAGATATCACGTCTTAAAGAAGATCAATTTCAAGCAAAACAGGCACGTAAAAGAGCACAATTTGAGAGAGACCAACAGGCAGAAGAAGATGCAGAGATAAACGACCTTAGTAAAGCCGATAAGGGGAAGGTCAGTAAGTCAAGAATGCGGAAGATGTTGGGTAAGTCTAAGGTTGGAAATGCATTGAAGAGTGCACTTCCACTTTGGGCACAGGCAATGATGCCCATTTTTGAATTCTTCATAAAATTAGGATCCATTGCAATCATCAAGGAGATGTTGGAGTGGTGTGCTGATGAAGAGAATCAAAAGAAATTAGAGGTATTTTTACATAAACTTCATTTTGTTACTAAGAAGTTTTATGATTTCTTTAATTGGTTAGTAGGGAAGAAGATAATTGGTGGTTATGCTAAGTTATTAGGGAAAGAAAGTACCATAGGAGACAGAATCTCAGGATTATGGGATCTGGTCCAAGCAGCAGCAGTGCTGCAAATGATATTCAATCCATTATCTTCCTTAGCGTTTATATCAGGATCTATTGGTTGGTTCCTTAAGAATGTTACTACTATTCTTAAGAGTAAACCAAATGCAAAAGGAATTAGTGCAGGTTCTAGTGCTGATAGTAGTAAGTCGAAGACAAGTGCGAATAAGCAAAGGTTAAAGAGTCAGAAATCCTCAAAGGGTATTAAACCAAGAAATCTTAAACTTAAAGATGGTAAGTTTGGGGCAACAAGAGGTAGAGCTCCAAGTGTTGAAGGTAGTTCAAATCTTAAGATAAAAACAAAACGGAAATTCTGGCAAGAAGGTAATAAATGGTTAAAGGATGGTGCGAAGAGACAGTGGGATAAACTTTGGAAGACAACAAAAAACCAGGTAAAGCTTTTTAAAGCAAAACCTAAAGCAAATTTAACTAATCTTTTCAAGTCTACCTTAACTAAAGGAAAGAACGTTCTTAAAAATCCATTGACTTGGAAGAGAGCAAGTTCTGTTAGTAAGGGTGTTGCAAAAGGTGGTGCTTCATTAGGTATTGGTATTCTCGCTGATATGACTGTTGATGCTGGTGTTAAGTGGGGTTTTGATAGACTTGGTGAGAAGATAGTTAGAGATCAGATACAGAAACATGGTGTTGAAGCTGTTATCAATGATCGTAGGAAGAAGGTAGAACTTGAACTAGGTAAATCAAAACCTCCGTGGTGGCATTTAGGATTTACTTCTGGTAGTAAGAACTATCGGGATGATAGAAGACTTGAAATGCTTGAGCATGATCTTGAGTATGCTATAAAACAGAAGGGTAAGTTAGATAATAAAAAAGTACCTCCTATAATTGAGAAGAAGGAGAAGAAGCACGATAGTAGTAGTGGTAATTGGTTTACAAATCTCTTTAAACCTAAAGAAGAGAAGAAGAAGGATCCACCTCCTGTTAAGAAGAAATCTAGTGGTAATTGGTTTAGTAACCTCTTTAAAAAGAAGGATACAAAAGTTGTTGAGAAGAAGAAGGAAACAAAGAAAAAACCTTGGTGGAAACTTTGGGGTAAAGGTGGATTACATAAGTTACCAGGGTTTATCTTTGGTAGAATATGGAAAGGTGTAAAGAAAGTTGCTAGTGGTGTATTTAATGGTGTTAGTAAGGCAGTTAGTGGTGTTGTTGAAACTGTTGGTAAGGTAGCAAGTAATCCTATAGTAAACACGGCATTATCATTCATTCCTGGTATGCAAATACCAATGGCTATTATCAATGGTGTTCAGGGAATTGCTAATGGCAACATTATGCAAGCAGTTAGTGGTATTGCAGGTGGTTTAGGTAACTTTGCTGCTATTGGTTCTACTGCTCAGTCTGTAGTAAACACACCAAATTGGTTAATGAACTTGCGTATGAGTAGTTTTGGTCAAGGAGTTGCTAATGCTTATACTGGTGTCTCTAACTGGGTTAGTGGTATCTCGTCTGGATTTAATAATTTCATGCAGACGGATATTGGTAAATTGGGTAAGAGTGTTTATGGTGGACTGACTGGTCAAGGATGGGGTGGTACTATAAGTCAACTTGGTCATATGACTGGTATGACTAAACCAGGAGGACTCTTTGGTGAAGGGGGATTCTTTGGTGAAGGTGGTCGTATGGCACAGTTTGGTGATTGGATGCAACAGCATCATCTTGGTGGTCTTGGTAATATGTTCCCTGGTCTGTCAAACTTTGCAGCAAGTATACCTGGATTTACCAATCTTCCTGGTATAAGTGATATATTCTCAGGTCAATTCTCTCCTACTCAAGCAATAGGTAAACTTGCAGATAGACAAGGATTGGGAGGAATATATAAGTCTGCAATGGGATTACTTGGTGGTGGTGATCAATATACTGGATTGAAAGAACTTGCAGGTGAGTTGGGAGTTAGTCCTGAAACACTTGGAGCAATTGATAAAGGTAAGAGTCTATATGAACGAGCTAAATCTGTTGCTCTATCTGAAGAACCAATAGAAATTATGCCAATCATCATGCCAATATTACAGGATCAAATTGTTATTGCTCCTGAAGTTAAGGAAAAGGCAGTTATAGTATATGATGCTGCTCAACGTCTGATGAATCGATAATAAATAACCTTGTGGAGCTGTAATCATTAATGGCAACTGTAAAGAAAAGTTCTAAAATTGATCTGTATAAGTTTGTACCTTCGGGTGCTACTTCAACCAAGTCTAATCCTATGGTTAGGACTATGGTGTCTAATGTTGCTGCAGTCAATAATCTTGGTAAGACGGTTAATTCTATTGCAGGTGTTGTAGTTGATATTAAGAAGACTAACCTTGCAAGGTTAGAACAAGAGAGAAAGAATAGAGTAAAATTTAAACCTGATTATACTGTTCCTAAAAAGAGGAAAAGTATGTTCAGTTTTCTGAACAAGATAAAGAAGGGTAGGATACCTGGATTCTTAGAGTCTTTACTTAATTTACTTGGAGGTTTATTAGGACTTTTTGTTGTCCTTCCGATAATGAAATGGCTTGCTGATCCTAATAATCAGAAAAAGGTCGAAACATTTCTTGTAGCATTAGGACATGTCTTTAAAGCAATTGCTGGTTGGGCTAAGTTTGGTGTCACTAATGCTCTTGATGGTCTGTATAATATGCTTCGAGATGATGCCACTTGGATGGAAAGGTTGGGTGGACTTGCACAATTTTTAATAGGATGGGCAACGTTGGCAGTGCCAATGATGTGGTTGAATCCTTTTAGAATTGCAAAGTCTAAGGCAGAGTTAGTAGCGATAGGAAAGTTTGTTAAGACTGGTCTTGTTGCTGCAGCAAAAGATTTTGCAGCCTTGGCAGCTAGTCCTATTGGATTCTTATTTACTGCTGGACTATTATTCACTGCTGGTGGTTGGTTAACTGAGTTATTCCCTTGGATGGCTAAGTCTAGTTCTACCAATAAAGTAGATGAAAATGTGGAAGCAGTTGGTTTAATGAATACTATAAAGCAACTGGAAGAGGAGAAAGCAAAGAAAATTGCGGAACGTGATAAACTTGGTTGGCATGAATTATGGAGAAGGATGGATCTCAATAATGAGATCTCTGAAATTAATAATCAGATAGACAGATTAAAAGGAGAAGGTAAGTGGAAAGGTAGAAAGATACCTGGTGCTGATGAAAAAAACTTAGAAGGATTTGACTATAAAGTAGAAACAGGACAGATTAGTGAAAAAGATTTAGAGACTGTTAATAAGTTAAATGAAAAAATTGAGGAACTTTCAGATTCAGTAAAGGATCAAAGTTTATGGTCATTAATAGGGAATACCTTCAATCTTAATAATCTTAGGACTAATCGTGAAATTTTAAATCTTAAAAAGCAGATTCATGAAATCCAAATGGGAGTTCCTGAAGATCAGAGAACTCAGAAAAAAGCATTTGGTAGATTTTTAAATAATTTCTCTCAAGGAGGATGGATAAGTGGACCTCAGTCTGGATATCCTGTTAGTCTTGATGGATCCAATATCGATTTTATCGGACATGGTACTGAGTACGTAGCAAGAGGAAAGAGTGACGGTTCAGCATACATTGTTCCTTTTGATACTAAGGCTACAAGAAATAATCCTAATCTTTTGATGAATCGTCTTGATGAAGCTAAGAGGATGGGTTACCATTTAGGTGGACTCGAACGTGATGCTGGTGGATTATTAGCTAATAATAAGAAGGATGGTAATAAAACATTAACATTGGGTTGGACTGGTGGTGACTATTCCAATACTAAGGGTAGGTATCATACGGTATTTGGAGGTAGTGGTAAGAGGACACAGAATATAGACTATGGTGATGTAGCGAAACGAGGTAGATCTAGTAATATAGCTCTTGGTATTGCTGCTATGGGTGGTAAAGGTTGGGAAGAATTTCCTCCTACATCTTCTCAATTAATTGGTATGATGCAAGAGGCAGCAAAAGTTGGTATGGGTTGGGGAATGGAAGGAAAGGATGTTACACGTAAGAATGTAATGACAGAAGCAGAAGCTGCAGGTGCTCGTGGTCCTGTTGCTTGGGGTGGTACTGGTGAAGTTTGGGATTTATTTAAGTTAAAGAAAAATGATCCTGATGGGTCTGGTGGTGATAGATTACGTCAGATGATGCGTAATTTTATGCAGAATCCAGGAAAGAGAAAGGCAGAAGGATATCATGGACGAATGATGTCTAATAATGAATTGAATCTTCTTAGAAGTTTAGTACTTGCTGAGGCAAGAGGTGAGGGTGTGACTGGAATGGCATTAGTAGCAAGATCTGTTCTACAGAGACAAGCACTTATTAGACAGGGTGGTAATCCAGGTTTGTTTATGTCAGCAGGGCAAAGTCTTACAGATATCATTTATGGAGATAATCAATATCAACCAACTAGAGATGGTTCTATTAATAACAAATGGTCCGCTGGACAACTTGCTTCTGCACAAAAAGCTATAGATTTAGCATTGAATACAGAAAGGTTTAGGAATCAACTTAGAGCAGCAGGGTATGATGATACTACAATCAATAAATTACTTGCTTCTACTGGGTTTAGAGGTGTTAGTGCTAAGGATGATCCATCCCAGAATGTTAATAGGACTAAGTTTGGTAACCATGTATTTAATACTGCTGGTAATAAATCTGCAACAGATTTAATAGGAACTGAAACAAGTAATAGAAGGTATGCTTCTTCTCCAGGTGCTACTTATAATCCTGCTAACATTAGTGGAAGGGAAAATGATGGACAAATTGACTCAATGAATAATAATACTGTTCCTAATTTACCAAGGGGAAAAACAGGTCAACCAAGTGTTACTATTAATAGAACATCTGATGCTAGAGGAATTAAGAAAGCATCAGAAGAAAGAAATAAAGCAAGGATGCAAATGAATAAGAGGACATTAGCAATTGTCCAAGAAGCATTAGCAGCAGTTGAAAAACAAAATTCACAGAGTCGTAGTTGGGCACAACAAGCTAATGCTCAGGCTCAGACAGTTCTTGCTAGTGCAAATCAACCAAGAATAGTTGGTGGAGGTGGTGGTGGAAGATCAAGAGGAGGTGGAAGTGCTGGTAATCGTGGTATATGGGGCACAGCAGTTAGTATGCTAAATTCTTTTAGTAATCCTTTGAAAGGTTTATTCTCATGAGTAGTGCTGTTCAAAATAGAAGAGGGTCTCTTAAACCTAATCAGGTAGGTGAAGTTGAACTTGCCCTCTCAATTTATAGGGATGGTAAGCGTGTTGAAGTTGATGGTAATTGGAATTTTAATGAATTTTTAGGTGGTTGGGAAGTATATACAAGTATTACTCATGGTGCTATTCAAGCAAGTTTTGCTATTAGAGATTCATTAGGTCTTCAAGCTGTTTTGACAGGATCTGAGATGTGGAGGTTGGATATTAGAAGTCAAATGTTAGATAGGAGTTATTTCTTTAGAACTTATGATATACAAGATCGTTCACGATCTAACCAATTGTCTGATATCTTTATAGTTCAGGCTACTACTGATGAATTTTTAAAGAATGAGACTGTTAATATATTTGGTCATAGTGAAGTAATTTTTGGTAAGAGAAAGGATTTAAGTAAAAAGACAGCATACTTAGCTACACAAACTGGTACTAAGGCAGAGGCTATTGTTAAAAAGTTATTGACAGGTAAAGATTATATTTACTCAAAGAAGAAAGTATTTACTGATGAAAATGAGTCTATTAATAATCATCAATTTATAGCATCAAACTGGAGACCATTTGATCTTATCTATTGGATAGGTCAGCGTACTATTCGTAAGGCAAAGAAAGGTGGGACATTGCAGAATGCATATGCGTTCTTTGAAAATGCCTTGGGATATCATTTTAAGTCTATAGATGGTATGATTGAGAAGGTTAACGATCAATCTGCAGAGGCAGAGACTAATTTTTCTACTGGTGATGCACAACTACATGTTTATGAATATGTTCCTAAGAGTATAGATGATGGTGATCAAGATCAATGGAAAATTAAATCTGTTGTTTTTCCTGATGAAAGAAGTTATCTTATGGGATTAAGGCATGGTACTTGGTCTGGATATAGTATAGGTTTTGATCCAACTACACTTGGTAACTCTAAGGTAGGAACTGATGTTAGTCAGGATATATCTGCTGATACCTATAGGTATAGTAATAAAGAGATATGGCCAAAGATGTCTCACCTTGGAACTACTAAAGATAAGAATCCAATGATTCTAATGGATAAAGGTATTCGGAATTTGCTTGACTATCCTAAGAGAATACGGTATACTGCATTACCTAATCAGATATTTGATCCTAAGTTTAAGAAGAATCCTCAAAAGAATTATGAACAACTCGTTGAGTTGCAAGCATATCAATGGATGCGTATTGAATCTTTGAAGAATATTAGATTAGAGATTACTGTACCTGGTAATCTGGATCTATATGTAGGTTATGGTGTTTATGTTACTATTCCTGCAACAGGTAAAGTTGGTGATACTATTGCGGTTGACAAAAAGTATAGCGGACGCTATATTATAGCTTCATTAGCACATGAGTCACAAGACATGAATCTACGGTACGTCACTAAAATGCTCCTTGTTAAGGATACAATATATGGAAAACCTGATTCAGTAGTTGATTGACCTAAATATTATGGTATAGTTGGAGAAAACTATGACAACAATCGAACAACATATTGAGCACGATAAAGAGCTCCTTGATGATCCTCAACTCAATCCTGCAGCACGTAGGCATATAAAAGAAGAATTACATGATCTTATTGAGTATGAAGAGCATCATCATGACGAGATCGTAGCAGGAGATCATCATGATCCTAACTGCTTAGAACTATTCTGCGACCAGAATCCAGACGAACCAGAATGTTTAGTTTATGATGATTGAAGTTTATGTTAGATTATGTTAATCCTGCTCCCTATATCTTTAAAGGGAAGTATGATTTTGAATTTCAAAAGAATAAGCAGAAGATAGTCGATAATCTTAAGATAGCAAAGGATATTACAACACAATATAATGTCCCGCAACCTCTTATGAGAGATGGTGCGGAGACTAGTGTTGTTCTTATGGGTACTCAATACCATCCTCCTCACACTTGGACAGAGTTCCGAGATTTTGTGCAGGGGTGGTTGCCGTCTCGTATTGGAGAGATATGGGAAACTTGGAGACTTGAACCAAGAGTAAAGAATTATATTTCAGAGTCATGGGTTAATGTACATCCCAAAGGAGGATGGACTGCAGAACACATGCACAATAGAGCTATTGTTGCTGTATCATGCTATCTAAATGTACCACCTAAAGGTGGAAATTTATTGATAGAAAATCCAATGCAGATATACAAGTGTGCTGAACCTATGCATGGTAACTATGATAGTCTTGGATTAAAGTGGCATACTGTTGATGTAGAGACTAATGATGTGTTATTATTTCCTGGTTGGTTAAAGCATAAGACAGAGACCAATCATTCTGATGAAGATAGATATATAATGTCAATCAACATAATGTATGATTTTGATCAGAGAGTGAGTAAAATGGTATGAGTGAATATTTTCAAGCATTTCTTCTGGGCACTTGGAGTAATAAATCTCAGGCACAGTCAAATCCTACTGGGTTTAGACAGGTAACTTTACATTGGACAAGGAAACCTGGTAGAGGATTGGGATTATATCATGCTGCGTATCATTATAGAGATGAACCTGATCCTTATCTTGAGGTACAGAAGAAACTAGTAATAGTATCTGACGTAGAAGTAGTTCTTGAACATCACGGTGGAACATATACTAATTGGAAAAGACTTGATAATTGTGATATGAGACTGGGGTGGGATGGTACTAAGTGGACTGGATCATTTGATAGTAAAATAGATCAGGATGGAGAAGAAACTAATGTTCATGCTGAATTACATCTTTATGGTAATAAACTATTCACTAAGGATAAGTCAACAGATTCTGAGGGCAATGTCCTTTGGGGTGATGATGGAACATACAAGTTTGTTCGTGTCACATAAATAAAACATAAGGTACAATAATAATATGGCAATTGACACCATTGATGGCATAACCTCAGAACCGTCGATTAATTTCGTTGGAAAGGACGGATTTTACTGGTGGGTTGGTGAAGTAGAAGACCACGAAGATCCTATGAAGTTAGGTAGGGTTAAGTGTCGTGTGTTGGGATATTATACCAACGTACGAGGTGGTACTACAGCAGATCTTCCTACTAAGTATCTTCCTTGGGCTACTGTAATGCAACATACCGCACAAGCGGGTAATGATAAGCAAGGTGAATCATCTGGTCAATTACAACCAGGTGCTATTGTCATGGGATTTTTTATGGATGGTGATAGTGCTCAAATGCCTATTGTCATTGGTGTATTAAGAGTTCAGAAGTCTGATAAGACTAAGACAGATAAGAAATTTGCCTTTACTGGTAAGAGGATGGAACCAGGAATTGCACCTACTCCTGCTGCAACACATCCATTATATCCAAACGAGTCCTTAGCAGAAACTGAAGCAGAAGGTTATCATAAGGGTGATAGTAATAGTAGTGTCAATATTGATTTTAATGAAGCGGAACCTAATGGTCCTGCGAGTCCTAACAATATATCCAATAAAGGTCTGGGTAACATAGCACCAAAATTATCATCACAACCAAGACCTGCTGCTAATGGTGTAGGTGGACCTTGGAAGACGATGGAGTATCAGTTAAATTATCTTGTAGAAGATCTTGCTGATAGTGCTGGTACTTTAATTAAGGGTGAGGATGGTGATTTTATTGATGTTGTTAGTGGTAAATTAGTACAAGCAAAGGAACTTACAGTTAAGATTCAGAATTTCTTGGGTGCTATATTTGCTCAAGTTGTATCTGCAATGCGTCAGGCATTAGCTAATCTGGCAGATCAACTAAAACTTGTGAGTATTCTTGGGTCGAAGACTGGTGCACCGATGGTGATATTCGGTATCATTAAGACAGCAGTACAAATGATACTAAAAGCTTTGTGTATGCTTGACTCTAATATCTTGTCTTGGATAGCAGATCCTATGGCAATGATTCAAGAGAAGTTGAATTCTATGCTTCAGGGTGTAATTGATAAGGTAGCATTTGTTGTACAAAGCGTTCAAGATACTATTGATAGTATTGTATGTAACGTTCAGTCAATGATCGATAGCATTCTTAGTGTTGTTAATAAGGTTAAGGGTATTGTTGATAGTGTAGGTAAAGCAAAGGAGATTATTGATACATGGCAAAAAGGTTCTGAAATATTTGCTGAAGGGTTTGACCTTATTAAGAATGGTAAAGCAAGTATAACAGGAATCATTTCAATGATTATTGGATTCCTTGCAAGTGATTGTGGAAGAAAACCTGATGGTGGTAATGATACTGTTGGTTGGTATCCATTATTAGGTGTAACACATTGTACACCAGAAGAATTAGCAAATATTGATAATATAAAAGGTGGTGGTAGACCATCATGTAGTGGTGGTAAAGCTAAAGAGAGTGGTAGTCTTTTTGATACTCTTATAAAAGAGGCAGATCCTTATCTAACTGCTGCAAAAACTTTCTTAGATGGTGCTTATGATTTACACATAGGTAATCCAGGTGGTCAGATTACTCAGAAGAGACTAGCTAGTGGTTCAACTCACTTCTCTGTTAATAGTAATAACAGTAAGAGAGCAGAAGCAGCAGCAAAGAAAAAGATTAGAGAGGAAGAGGAGAAGATAGGTGAAAGACTGACTACTGCTGTAAGAAATTCATTAATTAAGAAAACTAAAGAAGCATATACTAAAACTAATGGTAAGACTAATTCAGGTGATAGAGGTAACTTAGTTGCTGACCATATTACTTGGGCAGGTAATCGTACACAGGATGTTAAAGGTGATGATTGTATAAACATTGAGAAGGATAAGGTAGAAACAGTTCATGGTGACTATTTCCTTAAAGTTACTGGTGATTGTCATTTGGATGTTGGTGGTGGTTTCTTTATGAATGCTCAGGGTGCACCTAAGTCAGTTGATAGAAAAGGTGATAAGAAGAATACTAAGATTCAAAAGCATACAATCAACTTTGGTTCTGATGTAGATATTGCTTCCGCAGGTGCTAAGATAACCTTCCAAGGAGCAGAACTTGATATTGGTTCACAGTCTACTAAGATCACTGGTAGTTCAATGGAATGTTCCTCAACAGTACAGAAATATGCTGGTGGAGAAATATTGATTGCTGGTGACAACTCTATTGAATTGTTTGCAACTAGTCTTTATGAGATGATTAACTTCCCTCCAATGGGACCTGCTGCTGTATCTGGTATTAGAAGATTTATTGGAGGATCTGATGTTACAACAATGCTTCCTGCTGGATCTGCAACTGATGCTATTCCAAGGCATGTTATAAGGAATCCTTCTGGACCAATTTCTGCTACATGTGGTGTTACTGGATATAATATGAATGTACTTACAGGTGCATATAACGTTAATGTTGCTGCTGGATTAATTTACATGCAAGCATCTGCAGCAGCGTCTATAAAAGCGGGTGCTGCTATGAATCTAACTGCAGGGGCAGTTATGAAACTGACTGCTGCAACTATCTTCTTGAATTAGGTTGACATCCTGATCGACTTGTGGTATGATGAGTATATAAACGAGGTTCCTATGGATGACGAAGCTCTTGAAGAAGTCATTGTTAATTTCTCTAAGAGACAGATTACTCTGATCTCGGATGAAGGTGACAATAAGATAATTAAATGGAAATGGGATGATGAAGGATCTCAGGGATTTGCTGAGACAGTAGATTTAATCAAGCAGGTACTTCCTTACGGTGTGGAGGTTACCTATATTGTCGAGGAGGCAGTTATCCAATGACCGATATACAAGATATAACCGAAGAAGAAGCACAAAGTAACTTACCCTTTCTCATTACCATGTGTGAAAGGAATCGTACTGTATGGAGAATTAAGCGTCCAGATGGATGTACAGTACTATTATCACCTCTTTTACAACATGGACCTCCAATAGATCAAGAGGTAATTTCACAGGTGGAAGAGTTTAAGAAAGAATTTATGGAGTCTACTCCAGAAGAAGCAAAAGTTGACAAAGTAGCATAAATATCCTATACTCACCATAGTAAACAGGCAGACCGATGCGTCTTAAACGCCATGAAACTCCTAGGAAGCAGGGACGAAATATTAAATCTCGTCTTGCGTCTGCTCGTTTGCGTCAAATTAAGAAGCGTAATAAGAGATTTTTAAAGAAATTACGCAACGTTGCATAAAACGAAAGATATTATAAAATAAACGTCATTTGTTAGGATTTCCATATAAAATACTATGTAGAATTCAAAACAATACAAAGATGTCTGGAGATAACTTACATGACCCTCAACCTCCGAAATTTTATTCGGAAGAAGTAACGGAAACAAAGCGTGTCCTTATTAATAGCAACTATGTTCTTGAGATAGAGAATATGTTTGTTGCAGCAAGAACTCGAACTGGAAGTTTGTTGCAAGAGTAGATGAGATCCATTCTCAATAGTGTATCATTTATTCGCAATAAGTGTGATATATAATACGGTTGGGAATTTACTACTATGGCAACGATTACTCTTCAATCCCCTGACGGATCTAAGGAAACATTTGAATGTGATGAAGATACTTTTATTTTAGAAGCATTAGAAGAAGCAGGTTTAGATCATCCTTCATCTTGTCGTGCTGGTGCATGTTCATCATGTGCTATGAAGATTGTAGAAGGAACAGTAGATCAAGAAGAGCAATCCTTTTTGGATGACGATCAATTAGAAGAAGGATATGTGTTAACATGTGTAGCACAACCTACTTCAGATGTTACATTATTAACTGAACAAGAGGAGAATTTATACTAATGAGAAAACAATTAATTAATGCATTATTAGCACATGCTCAAGGTGACATTGCAAAGCATAGAGCAAATGTAGAAGTTTATCTTGCTAACCCTGTAGGTATTGGTGAACATTCTAATATAGTTGAAGCAATTGAAGAAGAGATTAATATGATCGCTAAGTATCAGGATCAAATTGATGTTATAAATACTTACTTCAGAAGTAAAGAAAAGGTACAAAACCTTAATGAAGGACAAGAAGGCAGCGAAGTTAATTATCAAGAGGGCTAAAGAACATCCAGAATGGTACTCGACAGATGATGTTAAGTATGCTAAGATGATTAAGAGACGTATCAAGCAGGAGAAGAAACTCCATGACGAAGAAACAATTCAAGAAGATAGACAAGAAGGGGCGTGAAGAAACTTGGGAATGGGAAGAGACTGATGAAGTGCGAAAAGCACTAGATAGATTACATCAGAGTATGCGTGAGGCGAAAGGTGACCAGTGAAGAAGATAGATTCACTCTCATGGATGAGGGTGAATTAGTATCCGAGTGTTTGCAAATTGCATCCCTACTTGGTGGTACCTGCGAAAGAACCAATACACTCAATAGTATTGGTAGGTCTTCTAAAAAAATTATTATCGAATATGATATAAAACATAAGGAGACAAAATGAAAAAAATTAAACAAGCAGTATATAATGTTAAAGAGTGGGACAAAAAAGTCGCAAAAAAAATCCAAGATAAATTTTCACTCACAGACTATCAAATGCTTTGTCTTGCATTTGCAAAAGGATTCGTTATTGGAGCAATAATACTATAGTGACTATTGTTGATGATTTGGCAAAGGTAATTCGCACCTCTTGGAATGACTTACCTGATATAGAATGTTTAGATAATGACTTCCCTGAGTTAACTAAGGAGGATCTTTACATTTCTAATGAGATGAGGAAATGTACTGGTCTTCGCAAGATTCATTTAGAAGTTGCTAAGGCAGGAAAACTGGATGTATTACATTGTGTATACTTTCCAGATCCTAAGTACGTTCTTCCTATATTTGGATGTGATATTATTGCTACACCGTCAATGGTTACTGCTGCAATAGTTGATATATCTCCTATTAGTGGATCAAATTACATCTATGAAAGGGTAAAACCTATTTGTGATGTATTTAATTTTAATGAACCTCGTCCTTTACCAGAATGGGGTGATATATTTTCACCTTATATGAAATTTCAACGTATAAGACAGGTTGAGGAACAAAGAAAATTCCTTGATGTTTTAATGGAATACCTTATTATATACTGTGATGCTGTTAAGGTTGCACAACAAGGATCACCATTAACAACAGCACAAAGGATGGCAGACCAAATTAGATACTCTGTACAACAGAGAAAGAATCCTAAGACATTAGCAGTTCTTTCTAATTGGTTTGATAAAGACTGGGCAAATAATTATATAAACAACATACTATTCTGTACTCCATGAAACCTATTAGATGGGAAGCATACATTTTATTACCTTCTAATAGGTTACAGAAGGTAGAATTTTTGTCTGTATCTAATCTTAGAGAAGATGCAGAGAATGTATGTAAGGCACAGTTTGGTGTTACTGATGTAAGACAATTAAAAAGATTATGGAACTAAATGATTTAAACGTTAACAACGTACTTAACGAGATACGTCCTTTCATTGAAGCAGATGGAGGATACCTTGAATATGTTGCAATAGATTACCTTAAAGAGGGACCAATTGTAATGGTGAGATTGTTGGGTGCATGTGCAGGATGTTCTATGAGTGCTCAGACTATGACTATGGGTATCGAACGTTTAGTTAAAGAAAGATTTCCTGAAGTAACACAGGTAGTATCAGTATAAATAGATCTGTAGGAAAACGTATGATGATTCGTGGCAACTAAGAAGATTTCACAACTGGAAACGATTTCGGACGCTAACCTGTCGGGAGAAGCGATTCTTCCTGTTGTGGTGTCTGACCCATTGATTCCTAATAGAAAAGCAAAAGTTAATCAGTTGTTTAGAGGAGTATCGCAAGGTACAAAAGCAGCACCAGGTATAGCTTTTGATTTGGACAGAGACACTGGTTTCTATCAAACAGCATACGATCAATTGGGTATCGCATTTGGTGATGGTGGTTTCTATTGTTCTCGTATTGATAACGGTAACAGTAGCACATCATTATACATTACTGCACAAGATGACGTTGCAACCAATACTGATATTGTTCTCGCACCGAAAGGTACGGGTGCTGTTAAAGTAACGGGACAATTCTTGATGGAAGATGGATCTTTCATATTGGAAGATGCACAAGGACCAAAAGCAAGATTTGAAGTAAGTAATGTTGGTACTGGTACTAATACCAGAATCATGACATTACCTGCTATTACCTCTGGTAACGGTACTACACTTGTTGGTGCTGATACACAACAAACATTGACTAACAAAACTATTCTTATTAATGAGAATAACTTTGTTATCGTTGACGGGACTGAAGAAGCAATTTTCCAGATTAACTGGGCAACTACTTCAGGTGCTCGTCGTTCTTATTTCTTACCTGATGCTGGATCAGTAACTACAACTTCTGAACCAACTGCTACATCATCTACTTTACTTGATACTAAGGCAGAACAAACTGCATTAAGCAAGACTTTCGTTAATTTGAAACTTGCTGCTAACGCAGAGTCTGCAACAGCATCTGTTCAGTGGAATACTGATGCAGTAACCTCTAACAGGATTATAACAATGCCTGATCAGAGTGGTACTGTTGTAATGGAAGATACTACTCAGATTATGAGTAACAAAAGTATCAAGGCATTGCAACTTGCAGATACAACTGATGTAACTAAAAAGATTACATTTGATGTAAGTAATCAGAACACATTATCTAATGAGAGTTTTCAGGTTCCTCCAACCAATAACCTAAATAGATCTGGTAACCATAACGTAATAGTTACTGAAAGAGGCGACCAAGGGTTATACTATAAATCAATGTATAACATGTCGTTGAAAGATTCAACTAATGTCGCTGCATCAGTTGTTCTTTCTGCTGAAGGGATCACTGGTCCTCGAACTATTAAGTTCCCAGATGCTGATGCTACACTATTGTCTACTGAAAACGTAACTCTTGAAGATGTTACATTTGGTGCTGGTATTGGAGCAAACAACCTTACTGGGTTAACAAGACAACAACAATTCTTTTACGCTGGATTCTAATTAACAATGGCAGATCAAGGACTCTTAGCACAAGCGAAACCTGCAGGTACGACGAACACAGTCCTGTATGCTGCACCTATTGACGCTTCCGCAAGTGCTATATTAAATATTGCAAACGATGGATCGGCATCCCAATGGGATCTCGCTCTTAAAGATTATGATCAAAAATTAACTTTAGATGCATCAACTTATGCATTACATAAAGGTGATATAGTTTCAGGATATAGGGTAAATCTTAACACTCCTGTACCTGCTGCTGCAACATTAGCAGGTAGTACATTATTAACATCAACGACTGGAGAAAAGTCGTTTAAGTTTGAATCGTATTACATTGCACCATATACAGAAATATTCGTAAAAACATTTGCTATTCGTCAGATAACATTAGAATCAGTTAGTGGTACTCCCGCAGTTGGAGAGACTATAGTTAAGGGAAGTGGTGGTAATACAGCAACAGCAACAATATATGCAGCAGCAGTAGGATCTGGTACAACTAATGTTTATATCGGACCTACAACACTTGCTGGATCTGGAGCAGAATTTGTTGCAGGTGATTCTGTAACTGCATCTGGTGGTGCTACTGGTACTATTGCATCTGGTGGTGTTGGTACAGCAAATAATGAATTTGCTTTCTCAACTACAACTGCTGGTGGTACATATGACCTTTACTTAGGTACTACGTTCACAGTATTTGGTGACAGAGCATATCGCTTCAACGTTGCTGATGCTTCAATGAGTGGTAGAGATTTCCATATATCTACTACTGTTAATGGTGAGTGGGGTCCTGATGGTACATTTGGTAACTCTGATGATGGTACTGAATATACTACTGGTAAAACGACCAATGGTACTGCTGGATCCAGTGGTGCGTATGTTCAATATGATCTTTCAGCGAATTCCACTTTATCATCAAGTTATTACTTCTATGATGGTGGTACTGGTACTGCTGCTAATGCTAACTATGGTGGATCAGATCGTCTACTAACAACTTCAACTGAATATTCATATGATTCATTATATGTTTATGACATTGAGGGAGATTGGTCAGGTGGTTCAGATCAGTTCACTCATAGTGGTACAACATATACAGTATCTTCTGTAACTGCTGGTCCTTATGGATACATCCGTAGTTATAGCGGTACAACTGCATATGTTGTCAAGGGTACTAACTCTGCTGATTTTGCAGGTACTAATACTTTCAGGGATAATCCGAAAGTTGGTTCTACTACAAGGAATACGGTAACTGTAAGTAGTGTTGGTGTTGCAACTGCTGCTGTAGAGGCATCAAACTATCTCTATATTAATAATGATAATGCTGCAAATAATGTAATTAAGATTACCTCTCTGGTAATTGGACCTGGTGAGCGATTGGTTGTAGAAAGTAATTCACAAAACAATATCTTTAGTTTGATTGGTTTTGAGGATACTGCTGCATCCTTTACTACAAGAGTCTTCGATCCTGCTGCTACAGTTGGTGGCGGTGGTTCAGGTTAGATTCCATCAATAAATAACTAAAAGCACGTAAATAGGTAATGTCACTAACTAGGTTAAAGAATATTATTACGTCCCGTACGGGACGTATTATCTACGTCAACCCAGACGACTTTGATGCTTCTGATGCGATTGACAACAGAGGTAACTCTGCTTTGCGTCCATTTAAGACGTTGCAACGTGCCTTTTTAGAAGTAGCAAGATTTTCATATAGAGTTGGTTTAAGTAATGACGAATTTGATGCATTCAGCATCATGTTATATCCTGCTGAATATCAGATAGACAATAGACCTGGTGAAGTTTTATATACCAATGTTCCACCTATTGACTCTAACTCAAACTTAGATTTAACATCTGCAAATAACGTATTATATAAGTATAACTCAACCGAAGGAGGCGTTATCGTTCCCAGAGGTTGTTCTGTTGTTGGATTAGACTTACGTCGTACAAAGATACGACCAATGTATATACCTTATCCTACAACATATGCTGCAAAAGGTATTAACACTGAAGCACAAGTTCCTCCTACTACTGCAATCTTCAAGGTAACTGGTGGTACTTATTTCTGGCAGTTCTCATTCTTTGATGGTATTGAAGAGGGGGTCTACTTTAAACCCGATTCAGTTGAAACGATACCTCCAAAATTTTCTCACCATAGATTGACCTGCTTTGAGTTTGCAGACGGTCTAAATCCCTTATCAACACTAATATCTCAAGGAACTGTACCTAATGCAGATTATTCTGCTGTTCCTAATATTCTAACAAGAACAGACTTAGACATATATTATCAGAAGGTATCTAAAGCATTCGCTACTATACCTGATACATCTGGTGATCCTTCAACAGACCAATTACAGGCAAGAGTAGAAGAAAACAGAATCGTTGGTCCTATTTCTGATGAATACAGAGTCTTACAAATCACAAGAAATGGTCAAACTGCGACAGCAGTTACTGTTGACGAATTCGACAACCCAAGAGATCACGGTTTCTCTGTTGGCGTTAACATTAATATATCTGGTGTTACAGGGTCAACGGGACCACAATCCGAAGTTGATGCGACAGTGTATAACGGATCTTTCACCGTCACTTCAGCATCAGGTAACGTCTTTACTTATCAGATGGCAAGTGAACCTACAGGAAATGCTGTAGGTACAAACATAACTGTTAAGACTGAGATTGATACTGTTGACTCAGCATCACCATACGCATTCAACCTATCACTAAGAAGTGTGTGGGGTATGAATGGTATGCATGCAAACGGTGCTAAAGCAACTGGTTTCAAATCAATGGTTGTGGCACAGTTTACTGGACTATCACTACAAAAAGATGACAGAGCATTCGTTAGATATAACGCATCAACTGGTAACTATGATGTAGCAACTGCTGGTGATGGTGCTCACTTAGACGGTTTCGCTGAATACCGTAAAGGTTGGGGACACATGCACATTAGAGCATCGGATGATGCTTTCATTCAGGCAGTTTCTGTGTTCGCTGTTGGATACTTTGCACACTTCTCTGCATTCAGAGGTGCTGACATGTCTATTACTAACAGTAATAGTAACTTTGGTAGTATCGCACTTAGATCTGCTGGATTTAAAGCAAAAGCATTCTCTAAAGATAAGGCAGGTGCTATAACTCATATCGTTCCACCTAAAGCACTTAATGTTATTTCAACTACTGCTACAGGTGTTAATGGATCATCAACAATTACACTTACTAATGATGGATCTATCAACGGTGTTATTGAAGGTGTAGCAGTTTATGGTACAGGTATTGCTACAGGAGCAACAGTTGGTTCAGTTAATACTAATACAAGAGTTGTTACTCTGACAGGTACTAACACTGCAACTATTAATGGTAATGTAATATTTGGTGAAGAAACTTCTGTTAACTGGGTTAACATTGATATATCAAGAACTAAAACAATTAACGCTGCATTAGCAGGTCAGGGTGGTACTCCTGGAACAAGATTGTACTTATATGGTTATACAACTCAAGCATCACCACCAACAACAAGAGTACAGGGTTATACAATCGGTGCAAGACAAGATGGTACTGGTTCATCTGCTATAGCAGATAAGATTAACTGTCTATTAGTTGCTCAAGGTGCAACTGCTGCAAGTGTTCATTATGCAAGTATATCACCTTATGGTCCAAGTGTATCTGGATTAGATGCTGGTGCTGCTGGTTCTCCTATTCAGTATGATGCTGCAACATATACAATTAATGGTGCACCAAACTCAGTAGGTGGTTGGTATCTATCTGTTAATGCTACAAATAACACAATATATACTACTCTATCTACTAATACTACCTACAATACAGTTAACTTTACACCAACTACATTCCTTAATAGAATACCTGACCCAAGAGACTTGGATGACAGAACTTATCGTGTAAGGTATGTAATTGATAAGGATAAGACTAATCCATTACCAAGAGATCCTATCTCTGGTTATGTATTACAACCATTGAACACTGATACTACTGCATATAAGTTAGGTAAGTGTTATTACATCTATAATATTGAAGTTGTTCAACCATTTGAAAGAGGTGTCAAGGATGGTATCTATTATATTACCTTCTTATGTGCATCTATAGCACCTTCAACTTCTAACTTCAATGACAGATTCTTCTCACAGAACGTTAATGAAGTCTATCCAACGTTTGACAGAGATAATCCTATTGCTGACCCTCTTTCTGCTCAGTCAGTAGCAGATAACCAAACTATTGGATTGGTAAATTCAACAGATGGTGCATCTCCAACTCCTAATTTAGATCCTAAGAGATCTATTACTAAGGAAGCAATTGAATTCTTATTAGAAGATACAGGTTGGAGTCAACCAGGTACAACACCAAACTATGACTCAGTTAATAAGAGACTATCTAACGTAGAATTAACTGCAAGAGCAGGTGATGAAGAGACAAGAAAGATACAAATTAGATCTAATAATGATGGTACTGTAGCACCGATTAACGTAGAGTTTAGACGACACTCAATTCTAAGATCAGGTAACCATACGTTTGAATATCTTGGTTTTGGACCAGGTAACTACAGTACAGCGTTCCCTCAGACTCAGGTTGAGACACTATCTGCAAACCAAGTTAGATATTCTCAGTCTATTAAAGAAGAAGCAGGAGTTGCGTTCTACTCAGGACTTAACTCTCAAGGTGATCTATACATTGGTAACCAGGTTATTAACCCAGTTACAGGTCAGATCACAAGTGAAGACGTTGCACAGTTAAACGTTGTTGGTGAAGAAAATACTACGATTGAAACCTTCTCTGAATTGGTACTAACAGATAAACTAACCGTAATTGGTGGTGCATCTAACCAGTTAGAATCAATCTTTGCAGGTCCAGTTACATTCCAAGGATTAACTACCTTTACAGGTCAATTACAATCTAAGAGAATATCTTACTTCAACCAAGATGGTACTGTAATTAAGCAGACATTACTTGCACCAGAGTTAGCAACTGGATTACCAGACTTCTCTAATATACCTTGGTATACAACACCTGCTGATGGTGACTTAGTTTATAATATCAACTGGACTCCAGGTAAATCACTTGGTTGGATATACTATAACCAAGTATGGAAAGAGTTTGGTTTAACTGATACTGGACAAATTAATATTGAAACCTTTAGTGGTAATCAACATATTGGTTTAGGTACTGCACCTAACTCTTCTTATAAAGTTAATATACTTGGTTCTGTAAGAATAGATGGTGACCTTGTTGGTACTGGTCGAGGTGTTGTAGGTTCAGACAAATATATCACTAAGTCCTACACTGGTAATGGTACTCAATTAACGTTTGCTGTTACTACATATAGTGGAGGTATCAAACACTCTGATGATTCACTCTTAGTATTCTTAAATGGTGTAGCACAAATAGCAGGAACTAATTATACAGTTGATGCAAACGGTGCTAACGTTGTATTCTCTTCTGGAGATGCACCACTATCATCTGATACTGTTCACATCTTAGAACTACCTATCTAATCTCATGGCAATTTCAAGAATTAGTGGAAATCAGATTTCCACTGCAACAGAAGCAATTATAACAACTCTAAGTTTCTTAAACACTAATAGTGTTATGAGAGTACCAGCAGGTACTACAGCACAAAGACCAACTGGTGTTAGTGTAGGAACGATAAGATTTAACAGTGATACTGATGCTGCTGAGATATACAAGGCAGATGATGGTACTGGTAGTGCTGGATGGGCAGCAATATCTGGTGGTGGACCTGCTGTAGGAACTGATAGTATTATAAGAACTAATGCACCAACGATTGTAGAAAATATTACGATAGGACCAACTGCTAATGGAGATGCTAAGTATACCAACGGAATGACTGCTGGTCCCGTATCTATTAATAATGGTTTTACTGTGACGATAGAAAACGGAGCATCATGGAGTATTAGATAATGGCAGCAGGTAAGATTAACGTTGGACTTATTGAAGGTTTATCACCTAATTTTACTGTAACAGTACCAGAAGATACTGATCTTGCGTTTAAAGGTGATAGTAGTCTTGTAATTACAGGACAAAGTTATCTTCCATTACCAAATGGTGCACCATTAGATTTTAGAAATAGAGAGATAAGTTACGGTAAGAGAAGACAACCTCAGATTGGACAGTTAAGATTTAATACATCTACAGATAAACTGGAGATGGTATATAATGGTGTTTGGCAGGATGGAACTGGATATCCTACAGGAACATTACCTGGTGCCAGTCAGGGTGCTGCTGCTAAGTCTGGTATGGAAATATTAGAATCTGGACAACCATCTGGTACTTACTGGATTAGTCCAGGAAATTCTGGTGCATATCAAATGTATGTTGATAATTCAAGAAATAGTGGTGGATGGGTTCTTGTTGCAACAGTTCGTACTGCAACATGTCAAGATCATATGAATCAAGGAGGTGTCCGTATCACTGGTACTCAAGGTCCAACACTTACTAATAGTTCAACTACTAAAATGTCAGATAGTTGGATTAATGCTTTAGTTGGTGAATCAACTTATACTGGATCTACACGATACTGGATGGAAGCAACAGGATTTAATAAGAATGTATTTATTGATAGTAATGCTACTGTTGACCTACTAAGTAGTGCATCTAATCAGAATGAAAGAACAAGGATAACACTTACTTATGAAGGTGGTATCAGCGATAGAGGTCCGAACACTGGTACGAGAGGATTTGGTGACCACCATACTTCAGGTGGTACATATTTTGCTTGGGGTCGGCATCCAGAGTCAGGTAATAACTGCGGTTTCCGTGAAGATAGTTTAGGTGCTTCTAACGGATATCTCTGGGTTAAATAAATAAAAGAAAAGTATTCATCTCATGAGTAAAATTGTCGTAAGTGGTCTTGGTGGGATTGCTCAAACAATTGGACAAGTAACTGTTAATTCTGGTCATACACTCCAGGTTAACGGCAATGTTTACCATGATGGGTATGGTGCTGTTAGACTACCATCAGGAACAACAGGTCAACGTCCAGGTAGTCCTCAAGCAGGATACATGAGGTGGAACACTAGTACTCTTTCGGTAGAAGTATATACAGGTAGTACTTGGAAAGAATTTGGATCTGAAGATGGATCAGCAGGATCTCCATTTACAACAATGGCGAATATTGCATCTGCAAACCCAGGTAATGGAATATTTTATATTAATTTAGATGGTGGAGGAGCAGAACAGGCATATGTTTTCAAGGATACTAATAGTAAGTATTGGGTAGGAGTAGCATCAATAGCAGATGATACTAATCACGGAACTTATACTGGTGGTAGTGATAGTTGGTATGGTAACTGGTCTAATACAACTACATTTGGATCAATAAACAGTTGGATGCAAACTGATTGGAAGTCCAGACACTATCATGCATGGAATGGTGCTAATGATGTATTGATTATGCAAGGGTGGTCTACTTCTGGTACACCATACGATCAATCTACTGAAGTAGCATACATAAATGGGTGCTTTACTAATAGAGGTGGTAACATGAAAAACATGTTTGAATCTCATATTAGTTTAGCAAATCATGGTAATATTGGTGGTACTGAAATAGGTGGCATGACCTTCTTAAAAGGAAGTGCAAGTGCCTCAGACAATAGATATAGACCATCTTCTCGTGGTGAGTTAGATCCTAATAATGTCTGGCATTTATCACCCGCTAATTGTGAAAACTATACTTTCAGTATGATTAATGCTCTTGGATGTTCATCTAATGGATGTAACGTTGAGCACCATGCTTGGGTAGGTAATACTAATAATAACTACTCTGAACAAAATTTCCCAGAACCAAACTGGTCTGGATCATGGGGTATTAATAATCCTGGTGGTCAAAATCACATGTATTGGTTGTTTTTCTATCACTAACTATGAGTAAACTTGTCGTCAATCAAATAGAAGCAGGATCTGATAACAACTTTACAGTTGAGATGGATTCGAGTAACAATATAATTGTTGCTGGTACTTATGATATGCATAATCAATCTGCATTTTCTGTACCATACGGGACAACAGCACAACGCCCGTCAAGTCCTCAAGCAGGAATGATAAGGGTAAATATTGAAACTAACTACTTAGAATGTTATAATGGTTCAGGATGGATTAATATTCTTGAAGGTTTTAGTAAACCTGCAGGATTTGGACAAAATACACAACCATTAGGATCAGAAGCAAATCCTGCTACTTCAGCAAAACAACTACGTGACTCTGGTAATACTACTAATGGTGCATATTATATTAACTTACCCTCTATTGGTGTTAAACAAACTTACTGTGCATTAGATCCAGGTTTCCAAGGTGGTGGATGGATGTTAGCATGGAAGTGTACACGTGGTAGTAGATTTGATTATGATACAAATTATTGGACATCAACTAATACATATAATGAGACTGATATGTCAAGAAATGATGCTGATGCAAAGTATGATGTATTCAATTACTTTGAAGCAGAAAATTTCATGGCAATCTTCCCTGACCTCAATAATGGAGGACAAGCAGGAGGATATGGTAATGGATGGAGTTGGTATGTAACAGGACAAAGTTCTACTTGTCTTAGTAGATTCCAGAGTAATGGACAATTATCTGGTAATCCTCGTGGAGAAAGTATGTTCCAAGGATCTGGATTCTCATCTCAGGGTGGATACCAATGGTATGGTTTTAACTATACTGGTAATGGTAGTAACCGAGTACGTTGGGGATTTGGTTGGAACAATGAAGGTGACCAAGGATCTAACGACGTTTCTGGTGGTATTGCCGTTGATAGGGCAAATTCCTCTGCTGGTGACCACATTTGGTGTTGTCAAAACACTACAGGTGTGAATAGAACTATCAGAGCAGAAATCTGGGTTAGGTAAGACTATAAATAATACGAAGGATAGAATTAAAACATGTCACAGTTAAATGTCGATAAAATTGTATCTCTAGCAGGTGGTGGTGGAACTGCTCGAATTGACTTGGAATCTAGTGGCAACTTTAGTTTTGACTCTGGAACACTTTATATTGATGCAGGTAACAATCGTATAGGTATTAACGATTCATCTCCGTCTTATGGTTTAGATATTAATGCTACTGATGCAGTCAAAGTACCTGTAGGTACAACCGCCCAAAGACCAGCAACCGCAGTAGAAGGTCTATTCAGATACAATAGTACAGATAGAACCTTTGAAGGTTACTCACTTAATGCAAGTACAAACGTAGTTGAATGGGGACCGATTGCAGGTTCAGGTGGAGGAGGATTTCCAGACCAGTCTGCTGATAGATATAGCACAGATTATTCTGTTGGTGCTACACTAAAATCAGATGGTACTAATACATATTGGGCATTTGATGCTGGTGATAATGATTGGTCAAGTGCAAGAATCTGGACACATGGTTATGTTGCTGGAGGATATAAGAACTCTTCTGCATGGAGAACTGTAAACAGAACTGTTCACTCTACTGACGTAACAACAAATATTGGTGATATCATTGATAGATCTGGAGGATATTTCTCTGGATCATGGAATGATATTACACACTTCTGTCATTCATTCGACAACAGTTTCAGAGCATCATCTAACTATACTTCTGCCTATAATATGGCAACTGAATCTGGTAGAACACACCAAGGTTCATGGGATATGACAGTGAATAGGAACTCTATGGGTTCATTCCAAGACCATGTATTTGCTGGTGGTAATTCATATCTATATGGTGGTGGTAACTCAAGAACTGATGTTATGAACCTGAAGACTGAGGTTATGAGAACTTCAGGATTCCCACCCGATCACTATGATGGTGGTGATGACCCAACTTGGGGTGGTCATGGTAGATTGAAAGGATGGAAGAAGAGAGGAGATACATGGTCAAGACAAGGTTTCTGGTGGAATACAGAGACTTGGTGTTCTTGGGCACATGCTCCTGGTGGAGATGGTTGGAAGAAGATCATGTCTACTATGATAGGTCACATGTATGTTGGTACTGGTAATAACAACCAGAACGGTATGCAGAAAAATGATGATACTACTGGTATTTCAACAAGAGGTCTTGACTTTGGTAGGACTGGAGAGGAGAATTATCAGATGGGTATGAGAAAAGGTTATATGTTAGGTAACTATAATGGTTCACAGAACAATAACACTTACAAGGTGAACTATAATACTGACCAATACAATAACTTGGGTGGAACTACTGAACCGAAAGGTCATGGTGGTATGTCATCTGCTCACTGTGCATCTGCAAGTTCTGTAACATCACAGGCAGCATCATATGATTATGGTACTAACATTCCGAACTACTAATAATGTCTAGCGTTTTAACAAGTCCTAATACCAGAGAGAATCCAGGATATTCTGATGTGATAGTCTTGGATGTAGAGAAATTTCCTCAAGTAGACACATGGGGTACTCTTCTTGGTGGCAACATGGGGATAGAATATTATGTGCTGGATGATGAGTTCTGGGACTATATTCCTAATGATATTACACATCTTCGTTATACCTATAAGGAAGCAGATTTTGGGGCAAGGTATTGGGGTGAGACAAGATTTAAGAGATCTGAATATGGTGTTAATGATGAAGGAACTACTTTAAAAGAAAAGGTAGAGATAGAAGATAAAAGTATATTTGGTAAGTATGTCGTACCATTTATGCAGGACGTAATAACCCTAAAGACACAAGAAATTTTTGAGAAAAGACTCAACGTATTAAAGACTAAATACTCTTACCTTGAACAGGCAGTCTTCCCAGATCAACTTGCAGAATCTAAAGCAGTTTTAGATGATGATAAGTTTGAACCTAAGTTGATTAATCGACTTGCAGAACTGAGGGGATTGACAACAGAGGAGTTTGCTACTAAAATAGTAACATCCCACGTTAGTTGGAAAGAAAAATTATATGATCTTGCTGTTGCTGAACAAAAAGTAATTCGTGCACTTAAAGCATGTACTACAGTTGCAGAGATTAATATATTCCTTGAAGATTACTATGGTGAGCAAATGACTGACCAACAAACATTAGATACAGGAAGAGGAATTCGTAATGAAGAAACAGGACTCGTCGAACGAGAAAAACCATTTAAGTACGGAATACGTTTCTAAGGATCCTAGATATACAATCGATAATATTATGGAGGATCTCGACTCCTTTTCTGATCCATCATTGGATTGGAAAGGTGTTGATGATTTTGATAGAGGTATAATAGACTGGACTGATACTGCTTTCTTTGAACAGACTGAGTTTCAGAATAGATGGTTCGTAGTTAATTCACAAGTCACACCATACCGTCAGATTAGACAGGCATGTATGGAAGTACAGTCACGTTATCAATCATTACAACGAGTAATTATACAGTATAAAAGATCTATTAATGATTGCAAACGTGTAGAAGCAGAAATGAATGAAGAGAAGGATGAGTATTGGAAAGAAGATAAGAAATATGAATTAGAACTATTATATCTTGACTTACAGAGTTGGAAGAATAAAATACGTCAATGTCAATCAGAACTATCAGGTATATTAAGTATCATCAAAGAAAAGGTAGGTGATCTACCTGCAAGTGAGGTTACTAAGTATCTTTCTGATAAAAATCTTCAGGAAGAAGAAGAGCATAAGTATTGGATTGCTCGTATGGCAAAACAATCCGCAACGGATCTTCTTACTACAGGACGTATTCAGGCAGGTAACCTAGATAGTATGTTGATGATGAATCCCGAAGATCAAGCAGCAGTGACTGATCTCGCTATGACATATTCTACAGCAATGAATAAATCTGTTGGTAAAATTAAAGAAGCAGCAGAAGATAAAGTTGATAGAATGTTGAAAGATCAACCACCACAAATGTTTGACACCGCAGGTGTTTTAAGTGATTATGCAACCAGTAACCTCGCAGATAGAAAAGAAAGGAATCTTCAGTCTTCCGATCAACCCGAAACTTCCTCCAGAGTTGATAGAAGAATCACTGATTCCATTTCTAAAAAAGCATAAGCATTTAATATACGACTTGTATTTTACTTGTCGTATGCCACCATTTATGAATGATGCAATGGGTGACACCTTTCGTACAGAAAGTGATGCGAAGGATGCTGCTAAGAATTCATTTTATATAATGCAAGAGACTGGCATACCATTGTCAGCAACATTTAATAGTCTATGGGTAAGACCTGACCAGAAGAATTTAGATATTTGGATTGAGAATTTTACACCATTATATAATATTGGTGTAAAGACTGTTACGTTACCTCATACTTCATGGGTATCTACAGGACAAATACAAAAAGAGTTCCCAGAACTGTACATTAAGAATACTATACTTAGAGAGGTTGCAAGACCTAATGAGATAGTATCTCTTGCTACGTCTGGGTTTCATTATGTCAATTTAGATCGTGATCTAATGCGTGACAAAGAACTATTGTTGCGTATTAAAAAAGCAAAGGAATATTGTGCAGATAAAGGTAAACCAATTAAGATCTCATTATTAGTTAATGAGGGATGTTGGGGTGGTTGTCCTATTATGCCAGAGCATTATCATATTAATGCAACAAGAGAAGGAAGAGATCCTCAGTTCTTTTATAGTGAAATTAGTAGAGTATCATGTAGTCGTTGGGATGTATATGATCCTGCTAGTGCACTTAAGGGATCTAACTTACCACCTTGGAAAGCAGATTGGGAAGAGTTCTTTGACTTAGGTATTGATGTATTCAAATTTCATGGTAGAGATAATGCCATAAGAATGAAAGAATCAATGGATATTATTGCTAAGTGGGATGCAGATGAGGAATTATTATATAATGATTTTGATCCATTCTTTAAGGATTTACATCTTAAGGATGCACCTATAAATATATGGCGAGACAAAATCAAGACATGCAAGTTCGATTGTTGGGATTGCAATTACTGTGAGTCTGTGGTAGAATCATCCATGAAGAAGGAGAAGAGAGTTTTGAATCCACTTATAGACAGAGTTATCAAGGCAATAGATGGTGCTGTTGATAATAATTCTAATTTCAAACCTGAAGGGTATGATGTCTTAGGGTTATCATCATCTAAAGTTAGACACTTCCTTAATAATATGTGTAGTGTACCTGGTACAGTATATGTTGATGCTGGATGTTACATGGGTAGCACATTGTTTGCAGCACTAATGGGTAATAAAGATGTCAGAGCATATGCTATTGATGATTACTCAGCAGGTGTAGTTAAACCAAGACGTAAAGATTTACATTCACAGTTTGAGGTAGAGAATCCTATACAAACATTTGTTGATAATACAGAGAAATGGATGAGTGAGGATAATTCAGTTGGATTATCAGTTAGACCTATACATGAAGTAGAGTATAATCCTCAGTTCCCACCTAATGTAGTATTCTATGATGCTGATAATCAAGACTCAAGGATGGTCACTAACTTAGAGAAGATTCATAGTCAAGCAGCAGATAGTTATGTTTTAATTGTTGATGATGCTAACTTTGAAGGTGTGATTGAAACTACTGAGAAGTTTTTAAAAGATAAGACTGTAGTATTTGAAAGGAAGTTATTAACAAAAGAATTAGAAGATGCTAATGATTGGTGGAATGGTATGTATATAGTTGTTGTAGATAAGACTCAAGAGGGAGCAGGTGCAAGACTATTATAAAATTACTGATAACTTTTTAGATACTGGTACATTTAATACATTATCTAATGAGTTACTCATGCCATCATTCCCTTGGTATCCATCAAGTATTGATGCAGAAGAGCATGAAGGTAATAAGTTGCGTAATATGCAATTCGTTCATTACTTTTATGAAAATAATATGGCAATGGATGGGTGTAATATATTATTTCCTTTAGTCAAGAAGATAGATCCTCTTGCTGTGTTGAGAATTAAAGGAAATATTACTCTACAACATGATACTCAATTAAAACATAATCTACATGTTGACATAACAAACACTACAAATCCATCAGTTATGGTGTCCATATTTTATATGAATACTAATAATGGGTGGACAGAATTTGAGGATGGTGTTAAAATACACAGTGTTGCAAATAGATTGGTCACATTTCCAAACTATATAAAGCATACGTCTGTATCATGCAGCGATCAGACATATAGAATGGTATTAAATTTAAACTATGTTATCAGCGATCCTTAAGAATGAACTCTACATGGGTTACATTTTCGGTATTATGATATTGGGTGGATTTATTCGTCAATATCATGTATTGGATGATGTATATTCATTAGCAAAGAGATATGTAAAAGATAATCGTGTGATGATAATCATTACATCTATATTTGGTGGAGTCCTACCTATACCTGGTAGAGTAGCACTATCAGCACCATTATTAGATGCTATAGCACCAGAAAATAAGAGAAAGAGAAGTGAGTTTGGTATAATTGATTATCTTTCTACTCATCA